TAACTCCCCGCGCTATAATAATGGCGATCAGCCCATGAGAGATGGAAGATTAAAGGAGAAAATGCAAAAACAACTATTAATAGAATACATAAACCGGCTAGTAATGCGCGGGGTGGAAATCCAATAGTTGAAGTTATCTTTTTGGCAATTAAAAAACCAAAGGCCCATGGACCTAGATAGCGAACATCTCATTATATTACTGGTTTTAAAATGAATGAAACAATATAAAAACCAACCTAGTTGTTGCTTTCAAGGTTAATCGAAAGTGGTCTGCGCCTATACTAGTAGATAGGAAACACACGTTGTAAGTGTGATAACGAACAGAAAGGCGAAAGCCGAAGTTGGAAACTCGCTATATAGTTTCATCCCGGCGAGATTCGGGCAGTAGATTAAGCTATAGAACAAATCATGCGAAAAACTAAAAGAATGGCTAGTTAGGAGTACGACCTGCCAGACAGGAAAACTTCAAACCCATGATATATGGGCAAAGTTTATATCACCAGTAAAAGAGTAGTAAGCTTTTACAGCATATGTCAATACGGCTAGAACCCGGTATACTTATTGCTATCATATGTCTTATGAATAGTAATAATAGGGGCGCAAAGGAGCTCGATATGCAAAACCAAGTGGAAGGTCAAACACTTTAAAACCAATAGAATAGGGAAATGAACAATCATTCGGTACAAGACGATAAGAAAGTCATTTCAATACAAGAGTCTGAAGTTTAGAAACCTGGCGCCCATAGTTGGAATCAGTCCTTTAATGGAGAAAGGTACAGAACACGCAGGTCCAAACTGTAAACAAAGTAAATAATTAAGAATATGATTATTTGCCCCGTGCTTATGTACATATATAAAGTAGTCACTAAATAGGATTTAAACAAAACATTGCAAATTATATCAATAGTAACTCAAGTTTCAAGACTTGACACAATATGGAACTTCAGAACACCATGGCTTCATTTGCCATAGGAATTGATACAAGGTTCGTTACGAAATCTTTCTACATACGTTCTTCTCTATTCTTAATGCTAAAGAATAGTTTTTTTAAATTATCAAATATTATCGGCTATTGTATTTACTATACTCAAGAGGCTAATCTCAAGGGTAGATCGTGACATAAACATCCATAGGCTTGTTGTGTAAATATAACTGGAATAGATGGAGAAGCCCATTATTCAAATACCGCTTTTATTCAAAACCAGCCCGAGAAAACGATGAAACTAGGGCATACATATATACAATGGAATGGAGCGTCTTAGAGCAGTGGCAGATAATGCTGAGGTAATAAGATTGATCATAAGAGACTACTTATGAGGTTTATAGTAAATAAATCGTCTAGCGACTGACAGATACAGAAAGTATATAGTGATATAAGGATTACATGCCCTGCGAGTAGGAGAGCAATGGATTTAGGATTGGAGTGTAACCAATCATTATTAAATTTCTTTACATTTTACATCAAATTTTCTAGTCGGAACAGATTAAACTCTCAGTAAGACGCAAAATATTTTCAAAACACAGTAATTAAATCAATTAAAAACGGAGGTCAAAATGAAGACAAAGAATAAAGTAGGTCAGCGGCTTTTTGCTGGCGCAGAAATTTTCAAAATAGCATCAAAACCAGTTGATGTAAATCACAAGTCAAAAGAAAAAGAATTACGTATCGAAAAACTTGCACTTATCTGCATGCCAAAAGCACTCGTAGTAAACGAAGTGAAATTGACACACGGACCTGGTGGATCGGAAATTTACGTAGTGAACGGAGGAGACAACAAAGTCTTATTCCCTGGTAATTACAAATTCGCAGAAGACGCCGGTAAATTCGATCTCGAAAAAGAGCCCGACACATATTTCCCTTCCTATAAGGAGGCAATCTCAATTTGCAACGCTGAAAATGAAAGCGAGATTAATCGCTTGACAATTATTCGCGATGATATCGAAGAACAGATTAACTGTCTAATTGCCGCTAACAAGGCAAATACCGCAGCTATTCCGTTGTACGAAGAAGAAGAGGACTAATCCGAGTTCGCAAGAACTCTTAATTCATATTCAATATGGATAAAAAGACTAGTTTAAATGATATTGATTTGCAGCGATTAGCTGAATTAGTCAATGTCTATCTCAAACCATCTGAACGTTTTTCAATAAATGGGAAAGGTGAGGTTTCTTTAACAGTTAAATCTTGGTTGGCAAGACTCTTTAAACGGAGTTCAGAAGACCACTATGACTTCTTAGAAGTGGTAGGGATAATTGTAAAAGGAATTATGGATGTTAAGGGAGTAATCCCTTTCATAGCAACTACATGCGATAATTCTATTGATATATTAATTGACAACAATGATAGATCAACAGTTATTGCAAAACTCTATACAGCACATATAATAGACGAAGACCCTCAAATAGAAGAGGCAAAAGTGATTGGGCAAAAGGTAACAATTGAGTCCAAACAACGAATGCTCTATCCAGGAGAAGTTATATTCCGAAAGGAACCTAGCATCCGAGAGCTAAATGAGAATGTTTGCGCATTATTAAATGGCAAAAGAAACAATAAAATTGTCATAATTGGCAAAAGGTAGTTTTTTAATTAAGTAATAAATATTGAAATTCATTGAGGTTAAACCCTGACGTTCGAACTGTATATGATTGGGTAACTCCGAGGATCATTTACGCTAAGCGAGAAGACAATGTACAAAAAACAATATTCATTATGGCTTAGAAAACACACAAAAAAAATAACGCAGATCCAAACCTTAAACGGGGAGGAACTGCTTTGTCCTTTTAAAAAAGAATAAACAGAGTGATATCTGTTATTTAACACGGAGAGGTTGCTTTAGGTCAAAAAGAATTAACTATTAGTAATAATCAAAACTAAAAAATTATCAAAATGACAGCACCTACTAAAATTACACCTACAAAACTGATCGCAAAACGCGAAGTACTTATCGCACAGATCAAAACCTCTTGGAATCTTATTATTAAAAACAATGTATTACCAACAGAGATGATGCCTCTATACAATTTAACAGCTGTATATGCTCAAATTAAAAAAGACGAAGCCAAGTTGATCGAAACGAAGATCAAACTACAGGCAATTAATTTTGGAATTAAGGACCTAAGTCTTATCTCTAAAGATAGCGCGTTCTATTCGATCTTTTTATTACAACAAATTAAAGAACGAGCAACAAAATTGGCAATGATCCCAACAAAAAAGGAAGATACCGAAAAAGTGGTATTTAGTAGAAAATTCATCAACGATGAAATTACTGAATTGAATGGGAAGATAACTATACTGGAGGAATATCTGCTAAAATTTAACGCTGAAGAAATTAATGACGCAGCATAACACTAACAAAGAAGTAATGGTAAATGCACTAGAAGAAGTGTAATTGGGTCCAATTCCCAAGCTTTAACAAAAGACAGATAATTTAAAAAAAGGGCAAATAGAGTTCGTTAGCTTCATAAGGGTCTAAAGACTGGTGTTGCGTTACAGTATACGACTATAATACAGAGACTCGTAATCAAAGTATTGTGATTAACTGGACAGTCAAGCGTAAAATCAGACAACGAGGCGTCCACGAAACGCCTACAAGTTTGTAACTCCAAATTATCTGTCATCACATTAAAAAACAAACAAAATGAGACCAATTGAAAGAATAGATGATTTTTTAAAAAAAGTAGATTGGAATGACCTATTATATAACAGATGGAAATTGGATAAAGAAATTTATTACGATAAAAAAATTGCATACGCAATAAAACCAACTGTTCCAGAATACTGGAAAGAAAATCCAGATATGAGAATCGGCCAAGTCCTTATAAACATGCAAATAGTGCCAAATGACATTGTAATATGGCATGCAGAAGAGCCAGACATTTTAATGTCACAGGGACTTCCACCAGAAGAATGTTTGTATTGGACTTCGCTCTACGACAAAGACATGAATCTTTTAGATGAACCATTAAACCGAAGAGTTAGCGATTTAACAAAAGATCATATTATCGCAATCGATAAATACATGAAAGAGCACAACGGAAAGATATCACCAGAAATGGAGCAAGCGTTCGTAAATGTTCTACTAAGGCCAGAAATCACATTAGATGATTATTCTGAAATGAAATAACAGATCCTATCAAACTTTATCACATAAGATTTAACTTAAAAGTAAATTAAAAATGCTGATAGAACTAGATTTGGAAGAGGCTAAGCGTCTCGGGATTACAGTAAATCAGATTATATTGATTAGTTTGCTGATGAATAAAACACCAATAAGACCTCTACTGGACGTAATTCCATTAGAAGAAGATGACATCAACAACCTAATAGATAAGGATATATTAACAAAAGAATCAACTTTTGATGAAAAAGATTTTTCAAAACTAGTCATAACCGAAGACTTTAAAACAAAAATTAAAGTTAAAGATTATTTTACTGAATTCTTTGAAGCATATCCAGCATCAGTGCTGAGAAATGATGGACTAAAGGATTACTTACGAGGAGATATATCTCGATGTAGGAAGTATTATGATAAAATAGTAGGAAAAAACAAAACCAAACATGACCACATGATGGATTGCCTAAAATTCGAAGTAGAAACAAGAAAAAGAGGAAATTCACTAGGTTATATGAAGAGAATGGCTAAATGGCTATTATCTGAAGAATGGCTATTATATGACGAATTTATGAAAGATAAAAAAATTCAAAAACATGCAGGGGAAGTTTATGGCACCGCAATCGAGTAGTAAAATACTAGGATACAGACATATATCAACTGCTACGAACGAAATTGTTGGATATATTCAAGACAGAAGGACAAAAAAAGTAAACTCATTAGCGACCAGATGGCCTAAATTCAATCGCCTAGCAATGGGAGGAATTGAACCAAATGCCATATATGCAATAGCAGGGGTCTCTGGGAGTGGAAAGTCGTCATTTGTCAATACATTAGAAACTGATCTTATTGATCTAAATCCACGCGAAGATATAGTAATCCTATCATTTTCGTTTGAAATGCTATCAAGCAGGCAAGTGGGAAGAAAATTATCCTATAAACTAAAAAAAACCACATCAGAGTTATATAGTGCCTCAGAAAAGGGGCTAATAACGGACGAAGAGTATGAGGGGATACAGAAAGAGGCAAAAACAATAATGAGTTATCCAATTTATTATGTAGATACGCCAGGGAACGTAAGCGAAATAGCAACAACAATAAAATTCTTTCAAGATACTCTTGCCAAAGGGAAATGGCTAGTAGTCATTATAGACCATACTCTATTAATTAGAGGAAGTGGTACCGGAGGAGAAAGAGAAATTATTGTGGATTTAGAAAAAGAATTAATAGGGGCAAAAAAAGTTGGTAAAACCTCTATCATACAAATATCACAAATGAATAGGAATATTGAATCGCCAGAAAGGTTAAACAATAGTTCTCTTCATTACCCACAGCGAAGCGACTTATCGTCAAGCGATGCGGTCTTCCAAGGATCAGACTATGTCATAGTAATACACAGACCTGAAGTATTAGGATTATTATCCTATGGTTACAACAATCTCCCCGTAAAAGATTGTGTATACTTACATTTTTTGAAAAATAGAGAAGGGGACCTTAAGATATTGAAATTTATCAATGATCTAAAGTATAACAACCTAAAAGAGCCAGAAGAAGACGAAATAACCGCGGAAAGACACCAACAGCAGCTAGAAATAAAAATTTAAAAAAACACACATCATGAATAACTATTACAATTTTACGGTAACATTGCCAACAAAGAAACAAGACAGATTCGGTTTGAAAAAAACAGCATTTGTAGAAACGATCATCGAAGGATGCCCATGGTTGACAGTGGCCGGAACAGACGCTCCATTCAAAAATACCCTAGGAAAGAGTATTAAAGGAATAGACTATGCACCAGCAGGAAGCGTATTGACTTTCGGTACCAGTAAAACACACGATGTAAATTGGATTGAAGATTTATCATATTTGAAAGATGGATACAAAATGCCAAACTACAATTTGATGACAGAAACAGCAGGAGCGCTAAAACACCTGACGTTATTTGCGCTCAACAACGCAAAACAAACCACAAAAAGTAACGACCGTTACTCAGAAAGTTATAAATGCCCACTTTGTGGAAATATTACAGATGTAGAAGAATTTGCTTCTTGTACAAAAGTAGGATACACCATAATCCCAAAGGCAATTAGCTTTCCAACCTTCTATAGTTATCGTAAACCTCAATACACCACCGAGTATACTGTTACTATCGAAAATATCTACGCATAATAATAACATGCGGATGATTATATCAAATCATATCAAATATTGTCAACTCTATCAAATAAAAAATCATCTGCTGTTTTTTAACAATAAGACAGCAAAATGGTTATACTACCAACAATAAAAAGCATACCCAAAGTATTAAACCCAAGATTCTTAATTTTGTTTGGAAAGCCTAAAACTGGAAAAACAACATTACTATCAACCCTAAAAAACTGCCTAATAGTAGATCTAGAAGGCGGATCAGAGTTCTTAGAAGCAATGGCAGTTCAAGCTAGAAGCGTCACAGATCTAGGAGAGATAGCAACAGCAATTAAAACAAAAATTGCAGAAACAGGGAAAAAACCATACGATTACATTGCAATAGATAATGCTACAAGACTAGAAGACATGTGTTTGCCATATGCCGCCAGCCTATATAAACAAAACCCAATAGCAAAGAACTGGACTGGAACTGATGTGAGAACGTTAGAAAAAGGAGCAGGATATCTTTATTTAAGGGAAGCCGTAAAAACAGTAATAGATAACTTTCGTAACCTAACAGATCATTTTATTCTGATAGGACATACAAAAGACAGTCTAATAACTAAAGACGGAATAGAATTATCTGAAATGGAAATAGACTTGGTTGGAAAACTTGGATTAATAGTCTGCGGAGAAGCAGACGCAGTGGGATATGTTTATAGAAAAACAAATGAGACTTTAATATCATTTGAAGGAGGAGTAAACTCAGTAAGAGAAGCAAGAGCCCCGCACCTAAGAGGGAAAAAAATAGTTATAGCAGATTCTGATAAAGATAATGTGATTACAACCTATTGGGATAAAGTATTTTTGCCATCAAATGATTAATAGAAAGAGACAGATTATGATATTTAGTACACAAAACGCTTTTGACGTTGAAAAGAAAGACATTGCCTTCTTAGAAGGAGGTATTCACGAAAATGTAAACTTTGTTAACGTGAGAAAAGAACGCTCCACCGGGGGCAATTTATTCCTTGAATTCGAATTTGCAAAAAACGGAGCCAAGTTAACCCATACAGAATGGGAACCAAATAAAAGATCAGAAGACACAGACGAACAATTTGCAACAAAAGCAAATAACCAAGTGGCAAGAATATTACAAGTTATGGGATGTTTCTACGAAAAAGAAGCATTACAGAACTACACTTTCAGCGAGTTCGATGAATTGTACTCATGGGTCAAATCATTAATGGATGCAGTTGATAAAAACAAACTATTGAGAGTAAAAGTTATTTATGGCGAAACAGGTTATACCTCATTGCCTAAATATGCCAAATATACTTTCATTGAGAGCATGGATATCCCAGCGGATAAATCTAAGATTAAAAAATTAGGTATTGATGTGTTTGATCGTCCAGAAATAGGAGATAAAGAAACATCAACTGCAACGGCAGCAAATATATTTGGTGGAGGAGCTACAGCAGTGAATATGATGAACGCTACCGCTAATTCTATGACAGCGCCTTTTTAAGCTGATTATAAACAGATTATGTATAATACCAATACTATTCTAAATCAAAACGCAGAGGCCAAAATTACAATGCAAAATATACTAGAGAAAGTAACTGATTATGATATCTTCTCTAAATATATAGGTGATTTTAAAATAGGTTATATATATAATAGTCCGTTACGAGATGACAAAAATCCTTCATTTGGAATTTTTGTAAGTAGAAAAACGGGAGATCTATTGTATAAAGACTTGGCAAGCGATGACTGCGGAAACGTATTTAAATTTGTTAAACGACTAAAAAACCTAAATACATATGAAGAGACCTTGAAAGTAATTTCAGAAGATATGAATATTAATGGGTTAAAATTAATGATGTCGTCAGAGCATAAGCAACGATTAATTAAAGACACGATTATAAGCGTAGTCAGAAAGCCATTAAATCTTACTGATATTAAATTTTGGAGTAGCTTTGGTGTATCTAAAGAAACACTTAAGATATACAATGTTAGTCCAATTTCTAAGTTTTTAACAAATGGAATAGTAAAAGGTAAATACGAAATAGAAAACCCTTTGTACTGTTACAAAGTGTTTAACAAGTTTAAAATTTATAGGCCTTTTGGTTCTAAAATGATAAAATGGAGAGGGAATTTAAACGCTCTTGATATTCAAGGATTTGAGCAATTACCGGAAAATGGGGATTTGCTTATTATCACAAAATCATTGAAAGATGTCATGGTATTACATGAGATGGGATATGATGCAGTTGCTCCTTCGAGCGAAAGCGTTACAATACCAGAGAGTGTAATGAATAACCTGAAAAAAAGGTTTAAAAGAATATTGATTTTTTACGATAGAGATAAAGCAGGAGTTGAATATGCAAGGAAAGTATCAAAAGCGTATAATATAAATGCAATCTTTATCAACAAAAAGTATAAAACAAAAGATATTAGCGATTTAGTCAAAGGACTGGGATATGCGAAAGCATTACAGATTTTTGATTCAATGGCTAATTAGCTGAAAGAACAGGATCGTCCATATCGATTAGCAACCTGTTAAAGTATTGCGATGTGTGATCAAAGCAATGTAAAAAAGTAGAAGATTGCAATTGGGATGATAACCCAGGGAAAAACAAACGTTAGATGTATATGGGTATATCAGTAGAGTGCAATGAAATAGTGCACACTTCAAAGACAAAATAATCGGAAGGCCATTGCCCACATAGGTACATGGGGATCTTAGAAATAAGATAGTATACGAGTTCGAATCTCGTATGGCCTACAATTTAAATTGAACCTTGGAAAAGTTCAAATAATTATCACTATTATTAATCTTCGTTAACAGAATGGAGTTACTCTGTTAATCAAAAAACAAAACATATCAAAATGAATATAAAATCCAATACAGAAAATTATCTGATTAGTCCAATGGAGACTGAAAAACATTTCGGAGTTAAGACGAGTAAATTTATCGTCATCGACAAAAATACATTTGACTTCGTAATTCAGGACAATAGCGAATATATATCAGAAGGAGAATGGATCGACGAGGAAATTGACGGACGAAAATTCCGTAAAGTGAAGAAAAACATACTTGCCGAATTCGGTGATATTTTGTTGAGCGAATACAAAAACTCTGACAAAATATATGAAATTATCAGCAAGAAATTCATTAACATGTCTGGACCTTCCCAGGTTATCAAGAATGCATTGTCAAATGATATGAACCTCATATTATACGGTAAAGGAGGTTTTGGTAAATCAGAAGTTTGTGACGAATTATTTTCATGTGCAGAATTGAAGGGGCGCGTATTCATTAAATCGCTATCTGAAGCTACCACCGTTGAAGACTTATTCGGAGGCATTAATATTAAGAAAATGACTGACACGGGCTCAATCGAATACAATTGTGAAAATTCATTCGCAAACAGTGAGATTGTGATTCTCGAAGAGATCTTTGACGCTAATCCACAAGTGTTGGCCGCACTTAAGGATACATTAACCTCAAAAGAAATTCGAAACGGAAATCAACGTTTCCCGATAAAAACCAAAATTATTATCGGGCTTACCAACAAAACATACGAAGAAGTAATTGAAGATGACTCAACAGAGGCGTTAACTCAACGATTCGCTGTATCATATCCATTCCAGTACGAAATCAACAAACTAAACTCAGCGAGTCTGATTTTAAATCGTTATCCAGACTTTGGAGAAGATAAACTGGCTGCAATGATTGACACTATTACAGAGATGAAAGGTCTTTCCCCACGAAAGATTCTGGAAATGTCAAAATACATTAAAAATTTGGATATCATTAAGAATAAGAACTATTCTGAAAAGATCACCAATAATTTGATGACGCCAGTAACCAATTACCTGAAAACAAAAACAAGTATCAATGTATATAAATCACTATTTAACGAAATCGTAACGACAAAGAAAGCAATACGAGACGGACAAATTACAGATTATGATTCATTCATTGATACCAGTCGAAACCTGGAAATCATTAAAAAGGCTATCGCTAGAAAGGCTATCGCTTTGAGTGGAGAACAAAGTGCTATAAATGCAATAAAAGAAATTGATGAGTTATTAACCCTGATTAACAAGCGATAATAATGATAGCAGGAAATAACGCACACGCGTGCTTCCAAGATATGAAGTACAATATGGAATACGAAGACTTTGTGAAATTAGCAGCAATTAAAAAAGCTCTAAAATCAAACAAAGACAGAGAAATGGAAAATTGTAAAGCGCGCGGGACATATACGAAAGAATATAAATCAGCGGAATTGGAACTGAAAAAATTCGAATCCATTATGCTACCAAGCATATATAATAAATTAAGCGGATACGAGACGCAATCAGCTTTTCAGAAAGGGGAAGATGGAGAAGACGTCGAGTCTTATAAAGATATAGCCTTGAAGTCAGATATAATGGCAGAATCAGGGAAATATGAAGAAGGCACGATCTTAAATAGAACGATCAATGCAATGTACAATGAGTACAAAGACATAATCCAATTTGAACCTACAAAAGAGGAAATCAAAGAAGAGCAAGGGGTAGTAAGTAGAAATACCTGCGCAGAAGAAAATTCTAACGAACACAAAGAGCCAGAGGACGGTAACCCACTAAAAGATATGGTAGGATACAAAGAATTGGAGGCTTGGCTAAAAAAAATGAAAGGTACTACAAATTCTAAGAAAAAGAAATATAGACAAATGTCAAAAATTTCTGATTTACAGAAGGTATCTCCTGTGGAATTTATTAAACCTAAGGCTTTGTTTATGAAAAAAATTATAGGCAAAGAGTTATACTTGAAACAAGTGATTGAAAGTGAGAGATTTATGCATACCATTATTGATAGATCAGGAAGTATGGGAGGTTTTCATGACTGGCGCAATGCCTTAATGGAAAAAACATATGATGATTGTGTAAAAATGAACATTAGCGTAGAAAATTCCTTTTGGAATTCACACTTGTATTCAACTGGTGAATTTGCACCACAACGAATAAGAAATAAAACAGATTTGGAGAATAAAGTGTTTACAATTGACGAAGATGACGAAGACAATATGGGTCGATGTACATTAGAAAAAGTTAGATTGTTAACAAAACTTAAAACAAAGCAATATTTATTAGTGATCTCAGACGGTACCGGTTCAATATACAATGCAGACCAGAGAGAAGCTATTTTTGCCGAAGCTGAATCAAAGAACATTGAAGTTAAATTCGCATTATTTTCGAAAAAAAATGACATGCAAGGGACAAAAAAAGAAGACATTTTCTACATTTATAAGTAATATTTTACATATGAATGAAGATAAAAATACCGACGAAGACCTATAATCGTCGAGCCTATTACAGAACAGGAAAGGGGTATTGTCTAAATTCATAGATAATACCCCTTATCGGAGTAACACCGAGATAGGCAACAATTCAAATACAGTATACAATTATGGATGCAGATAATTTATTACCTCGTAGATATGAAACATACGAGGATTGGTGTGCAAGGACTGGGAGAATGACATACAAAAGAAGTAGCATATATGATAACATTAAACCATATACACCTTTTGGAGATGCAAACACTCAACTAGTTACAGAAGCAAAAGAACATACAATAGGTCCGATAGAAATATTGGACTACACAACGTTTATTACAATCAAACAAAACTATTAAAATGGAAGCAACAAAAGTGATTATACCAGCAAAAGAGAATTTATTTAAGAAATTTTATAACATGACTGCAGATATTGCAAAGAAATTGAAAGAACCACTCGTGGAACGTTCGACTAAACGCAAATTTGAATCAGCAACAGACTTTTGCTCGGATCAGTTGATAGAAGCTGAAAATGAATTCAACAAATTAGTTGAAAACATTGAAGATTTAGATGTCAATAAATTACTCAAAACTGAAAAGAAAAAAGAAGATGCAAAAAAGACTAAAGAAGCTATCGAAAGATTGTATTTAGCATTCTTTGGAACTAAATTGGCAGCATAATCTATAAAATATGCTAAGGGGTTAGCAAATAAAGCATGTGCAAACTTGGATGTGATAATCCTGACACATGCTTTATTATTTTTTTTACTTAAACCGAAATAAAATGGATATTAGTATACCATATTACGAAGACAACTCAAGGATATCAAGATCCAGTTTAAATTGGTTCAAAATATCTCCTAGATACTTTAGGGATAAACTTGACGGCAAGATACCAAACGACGCCTCGTCCGCGATGGATAATGGAACCATGAGGCATGCTTACCTATTACAATACAATGAATTTAGTAAGATGTATAGGATATTGGACTTTACAATACCATCATCCTCTCAACAAAAACAATTTTGCCAATCTTATATAGATAGCAAAGCCCCTAGCGTCGTTTTAAAGGCGATAGAGGCATTTAAATTGAATTATAGTGCAACTGGTAAGACAGATGCTACGATTGAAGCTACGGCCCTTAAAATGGCTCTACAGCTAAAAGGATATATCAAATGGTTGAGAAGTAATACTGCCGGACAAAAGAATATGTCATGGGCTCAATTAACTTCATTGAAAATAATGAAAGAGAATGTTTCGCTTCATAAGAAAGCGAGAGAACTCATTTTGACAGAACTGGATTCACCTAATGTAGAAACACATAATGAATTCCATATTAACTGGGAATACGAGACAAAATTCGGAGGAACAGTTTCATGCAAATCATTAATCGACAGATTAATAATAGACCACGAAAGCAAAGTAATAAAATTAATTGATATAAAAACGACACTTAGTAATAGTAATTTTGCAGAATCATTTACAAAATACGATTACGGGCAGCAAATGGCATTCTATTGGATGGCGATATATTGGTATTTTAAAAACGAATTGAATCTTGATATAGAGGAATACAGAAGCGAAACTTATATTGTAACCATTGAAAACGGCAACAATGAAGTTAAAGTTTTGAGTGTTCCGGAAAGAACAATACTCAACAAACTTACAGACATAGACAACAACTTATCACAAATAGATTGGCACTTACGCAATGGTCTATGGGATTACACAAAAGAATACTACGAAGGTGATGGTGTAGAATCATTACTTGAACATGGTACTTAAAGAAACATTGAATTCCTCATTACTATTTTTATTACCATTAGTAGCTGAAAAAGGTGAAACTTGGTTAGATTACACAGGCGCAAAAAACCTATATTCGACGCGAGACGACAGTTTTGTGAATGGATACAACATAGATATAAATAAGCCATGGTTGGATCGACATATATTCCTACTTTTCGAAGCAGCAATAGATTTAGATCTACCATTATCAAAGTTAAGAAGAAATGAGAATTTCAAATCAAAATATACAGTAAAAATAAATAAAGTCTTTTACGTAATCTATGCATATAGGATACCAGATGAAAAGGAAAAGTCATATAGACATATCCTTGATGGGGACTATAGACATATAAGCGGAGATGATAAAGCAGATATAATATCTTTTTGGGAAGAGGGAGTTGACTCATTATTATTTCACTCACTATACCGTAGCGATAAGACGTTAGGGAAAATAGAGAATGAAGAAATATACGAAGTTGATTATCTTCCGACAAGAGAAGACATTATGCATGCTATAATGATTAAAGACGAAACTAAAAATGCCATTACTTGCTAACTGCAGGTGATGGCATTTTTTTTATTATTTTGCAACTCTATCTATTCGAAACGCGACAGAGCCAAATTATTGTGGCCTTGTTGATGATTTTTTTCTAGCATTTCTTTTTTTGATAACATTTGGGTCTGTTGGACCTAATGCTCTAAAGATCAATCCAATATTCTTTCTCATGTATAATTCCTTAGCCTGTAAATCTGGATGCAGAAAGTTTTCATAGATATTCTTGTACCCGGGTATCAATTTAGTAACATACTGCTCTCCTTTAGTTTTGCCTTTATATTTTCCTCTCTGTATCTCAGTGCCTAAAGTCCCAGACATCAATCCATCTGTGATATTGAACATTACATCCCATTGATTTTGTGCGGCTGTAGGTGATTTTAAAATTCCTAATGCATCTGCCGGAGAAAATACTGCATTCTGTTCGTATAGAACCCTCATTGCGGCTATATATAACATTTCTTGTGTAGATGGTTTCTCCTTGTCTTTATCAGGCTGATCAGGTTTTAATAGCGAAGTAAGTATTGCGGTAATTACCATATATTTTACTTCATTTAAAGTCCTTTTAATATTATATACCTTATAGCTCTCAGACGTATTTAGAGACTCTCTAAGAGGCTTAATTATGTTAAAGGTAAGAATGTTCAACAATGCTTGATAACCTGCCTTAGAAGTCGCTAAAGTACGATATTGACCCTCATCCATCATACCTTTAGTATAATTAAACATCCTGCCACCAAATCTATCCTGAATAGCACCAACCATCCATCCTCTATGCATCATTAATGCACTAGCAATGGCATTTGTATTAATAGCATTTCTATCTGAAGATACGAGAACACCATCTAATTTAGCAGCTAATCTTTCTGCAACCATATTAGACTTATTCATTACTTCTTGAGTAACAAACGCTTTGTATTTTGGGTCTACTGATAATTGACCACTTTTCTTATCAATTATAAATGAGTCATATAGATTAGTTGGTAATGCATTAAAAAATTCAATAGCATCCTTTCTGTTAGATCCTGGAGTTGTAGACATAAATTTAGTAATAAATTCATTCCTATTTACATATGTATCTCCATCTAATTTATACCCTTTTAATACTGCTATAAGCATTCTAGATTTAACTAAGAAGTCACCTGCTGTATATGGACCATACATTATATGTTCTCCTGTAAATTGGGCTAATTGTAATCCATATGTATCTTTAGTAGATTCCGCTTCTGACCCAGCAACTCCATACAATCTAGTCAAGGCAACCACTTTATTATTAAATCTTCTTCTAGTAAGACTCATCAATGCTTCAGGTAAAATTTTAATTAGTTCTATATTTGCATTCCACAAGTCCTTTTCATTCATATTTAATCCAATCTCGGCTTCAATCTTCATATTTATCTCTGCAGTAGCATAATTAGCTACAATAGCTAGTGGATTGTATGCAAGGTTTATCATTCTAAACCAAGATAGCATACTTTTAAAAGGTTTAGCTATATCTATCTTAATATTTGAATTTGGTAATAAAACTTTAAATATTCCTATACTCCGCCTCCAGTCAGCGAAGTTCAAGGAGGCCGTCATTCTATTTGAGTTTATACCGTACATAGACCTATCAACCATTCCTCTAGCTCGTTTAATTATATTAGTTTCGCCAGCTTTAGTAGTCTCTAAATCAGATCTATCTAAACCTTTATTTTTTATTGCTCCACCAATCTTATTAAACAATGTTTTATTTGAGGCGGAAGTCCTATTCAGGCCTTCTAATAATACTTGTACATCAGCATGATTTTCATTCTGTCTCTTATAATTAGCAGCCATAGTATAATACAAAGTATATATATGTATCATATCTTTTGAAATAGCAGATGGGTTATCAAGCATCTTCCTATAAAATACAGGGATATTTTTTACTATAGAGCTATCTGGCCTAAATAATTTATCTACATCTCCACCATATTCAGACTCATCTGATCTAACTGCAAATATGTCTTTTATTTCATTCCATATACCTTTTAGTAAATTATTCTCAGAAAACATTCTACGAACGCTATTACCAGATATCTGTGGCATAAGTAATGGATTTGGCCTCTCTATAAAATCAAGCATAGAATCAGCTTCTTTCCTCATTTCAATAATAGTATTATAGAATTCTGCCTTATCTGAAGAACTCATCATTTTATTGAATTCAGAAGAGTTATCGTATAATATTTTGTTAGGTTGCAACCCGTAATCAGACATATCTTTTTCATACTTGTTGTTATAGAAGATAGAATTCTCATCTAGCTCAGACCAAGAAGCATTAGGGACGTCTCTTTTTATTAAAGATTTATCTTTAGGTTCTATTTTCATCCAATATCCTTTAGGTACTAATGAAACACCATCACTTCTAACAGTATGATTTTCTGCAAACCATTCTTCAGATATTTTTTGCTCGATAGAATTTCCTAATGCCATTTCAGTATATTTTGCATTTTCAGCAAGATACGCCTTAGTCTTCACCATGTCAGCGATACTACCAAACTGTCTAGCATTTTTGTTTTTAGATTGATTTTTATATTTGCTTAACATGGAATCAGCACTATCAATCCATTCTTTTACTGATTTTAGGCCAATTCTAGATGCTTCCATTCGGTTAACTCTAATCTCCATTGTATTAGTGTCTCTGAATGATTTTAATATAGCTTGTTTTTGATCATATAAAGCTTGCCATTGTGGAGTTTGATTTTCTTTTTCTAAAGAAGCTAAATCGTCCCAAAATGACTGCTCATATTCTACTTTAGTATTTGCTTGCACCCATCTCATATACTCTTCTGGAGCCAATGTAGATTTCATAATAGATTTAGCTTGATTAAATTTGGTTTTATTAGTGTGATAATCTAATTTACCCTTCATATTCTCATTATATGATTTTAATTCATTTGCTATCTCCAGATCTCTTCCAAATTTAGGGAGTCCAGTTCCTTGGTATTTATCAGACGAAAGAAATTCTTTTTCTTTCCTTAGTGTAAATAATCTCTCACTATCCTCTAACGTCATATTAAATGCATCTGGAACTCCAAACTCATTTATATATTTATCAGTTATGGCGCGAATCGACTTATTTGAATCATCTAAAACTTCACTAGTCATAGGAGACAATGAGTGTTTTAAATTATAATATTCTGGAGTAAACATCCTCTCGGCATGTTCTTCTAAAAACTTATCCTTTTTCTCTATAAACTTTTTATACTCTACTGGATCTAGTGGTGATTCATATGTATTATTAAGGTCAAACTCTTCAGCGAGTTCGTCCATAAATTTATTATAATCCTTTAAGAAGACGCCATATTTAAGTTTAGACAGTAAAAATCCAGTAGCTTTACCTTCGTGATGCTCGTAAAAACTCATAAAACTAACATATGGATTAGTACCAGCCATCTTTTTAGATAATATAGATAATTTAGATATCCATCCAGAATTACTCACATCATGTCTTACTTGATTATTTATGTTAGTAAGTAAAAAATCTAACGCTCTGATTTGCTCAACTCTAGACATAGATGGGCTCCCTACAAATGTAGACATCCAGGTAACATCTCTTTCTGAATTATACAAATCCTCAACTACCATATCCATAGTAGGAGATCCTGCAGTAGCTGCTATTTCCTGTAGCTTATTCCTGTATTTATATTCAAATAATGGCTGAAATAATTCATCTAAATTTTGAAATGCTTCCTTTACTGAATTTAAGTTTTCTTTAAACTCCTTAAGTTTAGTTTTGCTAGCATATTTATTTATTATACTATCTTCGTTATTATTTATTACTGAAATATTCTTAATCGACTGATCAAACATTTTAAGAAAGTCATTATAAATAGAAATTAATCTATTTGCATCAATATCATCTCCAACTTTCATTTTCGTTGTCATTTCTTTCAACTCCTTCTCAGTAGACAATCCTTCTTGCATTGCGTATTCAACAAATTTCATTGCCGCAACCACTTCGTCCGAATTTTCTATTTCATTAATTACTTTATCGAATTCATCTCTTTGCGATCTAGTTAAAGCCTTACTTTTCTTTAATATTGCGGCTCTAGATTTTAATCCATGGACATAAAACTCTTTTGCTTTAATAGCATTTTCAGTCATATCTCCTGGTTTCCAAAATATTTTCTTTTGTAATGAGACAAAACCTTTTTTATCTATTAATACCTCCTCTCTATTTAAATCAGACAATACCCCCCTAACTAAATCGTCTATATTAGCTGGATTATGTTCGTACATCCAATTTTTAAGCAATTCAGAATCTTTAGAATTAACATCAAAACTATCTATAAACTGATCTATAGTCATTCCTTTATATAATTCATCAAATTTAGATTCGCCTTTGTCAGTAAATATAATATCTAATGACTCAACTATACTTTCTCTTTCATTTAGGTCTCCAAGTACCCTCATTTGTCCTTCGCCATTTAAAGCCCACTTAGCTAATTCGCTAATTGTAGTCTTCTCATTGATAGTAAACACTAGACCGGAACGAATGCCCAGAGCCTCCTTAATAGTGTCTGTAAACGCCTTAAAATAGGCTTTAATGGCATCTATAAGTGTTTTATGTCGTTCTTCATTCAAAATGCCCTGAACTGCCATATCTAAAGCTCTTGCAACGATCTCATCGTTCATTGCATCTTCATCAATATTCTCAGATTTATATGTCTCACGTACATTTTCTTCTAATCCTTCTGTAGCCTTTGCTTCAAAAAGCAGATTTTCATATATAGACTTTAAGGATAGTACTGATTTTATATAATCTAGAAATGGGTGACTAAATAATTCGTGAACAACAGTAGTTTCATCTGCATTATTACTTACTATATATGCGGTATTACTAGTATCATCATATGCTCCAAGATCTCCAGACTGAAACCATGGAAATATCTCTTGCATCTCAGAATCTGTAACTACTTTAAAACTAACACCAGTTCTTTTACCTATATTAGTAGCTAACATATGTAAAACTGCTTGAGTTCTACGTTGGACCTTTTTTAATTTCTTTAACTCTTTCTCAGTTCTTTTGTCTAATTCAGTTTCATCTTTAGTAAATGTACCTGGTTTGTCTTCTCCTAATGCAGACTCAGCCTTAGAAGTACCTTCATACATATCAAATATTTGATTCTTCTTTTGTAAGTTTATACTTAATTGGGAATCTTTTTCCTCTTGTTCTTTTAATGCATTTTCAGATATCTGATCAGCAGTTAATTCTTCTTCTTTAGATAACTCTATTTTACTTTTAACTGGTTTTATTGGCTTATCTAAATTAATATCTATTCTATACGCAGTTTCTCCATTTATGGTTTTAAGTGTTTCGAATGGAACTATAGATAACGCCGACTCTGGAAATATAATACTAAACTCATTAAACTCACTATCAGCCTCTTCTTCGGACATTGGGTGTGTAGGCTTTTCGTCAAATCTTAATTTTGTCTGATATAATTCATAATCTTTTTCATATTGAGATAATTGTTCGTCAAATGATTTTTCAGATAAAATTATAGATTCTATTTGCTCTAATGTAGGCCATTCAGTAGTATTATTCTTTTCCATATATACACCCATCTTGGCAGCAAGTACCATTGGATGCATATTAGTTTGTTCTGTAAGTGCCTGAAACTCTTTCAAGCGAATATTTATACAATGTTTCATTATGAAAAGCAGGGTTTTAAGTTATCTTTGTCTTCGTCTGATAGATTATTATATTCTTCCATAGTCATAGCTGGGAACCCAGCATCTTGAAATGTTTTATTTATAGTAGATAATTCCTGTTCTGAAATAGATACAGAAGAAATTGGTTTATTTTCAATAGAATTTTTAGTATTTTCATATACATCTCTAATTGCCTGTATGGACTCTAAAGTCATTTTACCAGCATCTTGTCTACTACCTATTCCTGCAAAATCTTTTTCTAGTATTGGGGTTGCTGACTTAACGAAAGTATCACCATTCCATTTATACCATAGGTTATCTGTAAGATTGAAAACATTAACTTCTTTTCCATTAACTTGGGCCATTGCTACGGCCCACCCAGTTCCGCCTTTAACAGTTTTCATATTATTTTCTATAGGTGCTATTGCAACCACCTGAGTACTATTTTTAACCTGAAACCAATTGCGACTAAGTAGATCTTTATATGCATCTGGCCTTCTATGTAAGAGGGTATTTGCTTTTTGAACCTCAGACCATCCTTCTTCTAGCTCTGATTGTGTCAATACCCTATTGCCAAGCGGAGTTTTAGATCCATGGTAATAATGAATATGATTTATTACTCCATATTCTCTGCCTATAGTATCAAACATACTATCAGCACCGATAGCTCCTCCGGAGTGATTCGTTATATCTTTCATATCTGTTAATAACGTTTCTGGGGCAGCTTCTGTTGTAACCTTAGTCGGGGTAGTAACAGCCTCATTAAAATAGTCTGTAGAAACGTTATTATCTAATAAAGTATCCATAACTACCTTAGAATAGGCTTCTACGCTTGTTTTAAGCTCTTCTGTAGTATTATTTTTTGTAAGTTGAGAGTTAGATAGTAATCTAGAAAACTCGTACATAGAAGCATCTATTTGAGCGTCAGAATATCCTTGTTCAGATAAGTCATCATTTAATGAATTAGCAGCAGATTCATAATCTTTGGTATTCTCTGCTACTTCTAGGTATTCTTTTATTTGATTCCTTAAATCCTCAATTGGATTTGCTTCCATCATATCTTCATCATATTGATCTTCATATACTTCACCATCTTCTATTTGCTCATCAAGTGGTCTAAAAGTAGAAAATGCATCTGCAGAATCTTTTGAAACTCTAGCAGATTGAAATCTAGGATCATTATTATACGCTGCAACTAATTGTTGAATAGCGCTAGTAAACATTTCATTAGAGGTAAATAAGAAATTCGGTATAGTACCATTTTCTCTAAGTGTATTAGATGGAACAATAGACTTATCTAAACCTAATTCAACTATAGATCTGCCTGATACTTTCTCACTAGACTTGTCAGTAGCAGTATATACTGGTTTAATTTTACCATCTTCATCAGTAACGGTACCAACTTGTTTGTATAATACATAGAATTTACCTTCACTACCAGCATCATAGGCTACTTTAACATATGGCCTGAATATAGGGTTTTTCATGTCATCCATTCCTATGTTTTTAGCATCAGATTGAATAAATACTACCTCATGAGTCTTACCTTTAATGTACTCAGCCCTAGAAGGAATTGATGGGGCATTATAAGTATCAGGTATTCTCATACCGCCTATATCTGTAAACGTACCTAGATTCTTATGTATATAAGTAGAAGGAACTATTTTATCATCATACCATCTATTTCTAAATACCTGATCTATCGCTTCTTGCTCATTTTCAAATGGATCTTGAGTCTTTTTAAATTCCTCTAATTTATTATTTACAAAATCACCAAACCCAATATCAGATCTAACATCTTCTCCAAGTTTGACTTGATTAAATGCACCATTTTCACCATTAGAGAAGTATTGATAAAGTATAAAATCATGTGCAAATGATTTGACCTCAGGAATTGGACTATCTAATAACTCGCCCCAGTATTCTTTTATTTCAGTTGCATAATTATCGTTTTTTACAGAAGATGTAACATATACATGATCAGGACGTTGATTATATGGATCTATATTTACTTCTGATATTTCAGGTTCAATATTATTTAAAAATGTATTATTACTTAATAATGCATATGCACTAACCTCGTCTTTAATCTTTTGTTTAATCTTATATAATCTTTTTGCAATTGTATTATCGCCAAAGAATATTCCACCTATATCTGTATTATTCTCTTTAGCTAAATCAATATAGAATTTAGATTTTATTAATGAGTCAACTGCATTAGCAATTTCTACTACAGTATCTTCATTCATTACATTTCTACTATTTATTCTAGATGCAATTTTATTTATGAAATTTTCAACCGAGTCAGTAGTTCTGAAGAATCTACCATTTCCGACTAAATTAGACATACTCAATGCATTCTTTAGTTTAGCATTCAAAAATGTTTCAGCGTAGAATTGAGATACATTTCTAAATACGCTCTTATTACCAAGTTCTTTAATTGCTTGAACGTTCTTGGCAAATAGTTTAATAGAGGTGAGGCTATTCCCCCATTTTTTATTGTCAATCTGAGAATACTTAACTAATTCTGCCAATGACTTAGAAAATGGTTGAAGTTCTTGATATGTTTCAAATATGAGTAGCTGATTATATGCATGTTCAAATGTTCCAGAAATGCTAGCTAATTGAGTCCTTAAATATTCTTTATCAAATACGTGTCCATTATCTAGTATTTTGTGTTTATTTTTATCAAATTTATTCAATCCATCAAGTAATCTTTGTTTCCTCTCATCGACATCGCCTTCTGCTAATATAGCAACCTTTGCCATATTCATATATTTTCTGCTGACTGATCTAACTACGCGCTCTTCTTTTTCAAAAGCAGAAGCCATTTTGTCGGCGCCATATTGACCATCTACAAGTCTTACACCGTTAGCTATTTCTTTTAATATGGGCTGTGGCATAAAATAGAACGAATTTCCACCAATACCTGTTCTCAATAATAAACTGACAGTATTATATGTGTATTGATTAACATTAAGTCTAGTAATATAAGGGTCCTTAGCAACATCGACGTGAGCATTAATCATAGCAGATAGCCAGTCAAGTATACGTTTACCATCTATACCATCTATATCGTGCAAACTACTCATTTCGAATTTTCTAATTGGGCCTCTATTATTAAACTCCAATTTTGCAGTTTGAGTTAATACATGATGGGCATTACCTAATGCAAATGGAGCTATACCACGCTTACCAGTAGAATACTCTTCTTTCTTCCTGGATTGAAATGATGGAGATAAGTATTTGAATGGAGACGTTTTTTCGCTTACATTTATTAATGATTCAACATCACTAAGTATATTGTCTTTTAATTCATCAGTCACAGTATCAAGTGGCATTCTAGTTTCATGAGTACTATCTGGGTCAGTTAGAACTGCCATAAATACATCTAAAAGTCTATTTTGAACTGCTTCTTTTGAATTAGAATGATACGAGTCTTTTCCATCGATAGACAATGAATCATCGAATTTCATTTTTTCGACCACTCCTGATTCGTTCTTTTTAAAGTTATATCTAGCAATATAAAGTTTATCAATATCAAAATCAGAACCAGTTAGTTTGGTAAACTCAGTAGGCAATACTATTGTATCTCCAATATTAGCAGGCATTACGTCTACTATTTTTAATGATGACATCGATGATAAGCCTTGTGTAGGAATTCTATAACCAATAGATGATGCTTGTGAATTTGGGCCTATTATTTTATTATCAATAAGCCATTGTTTTTGAGCAGAAAAGTTCTTTATTTCTTTTGGTAGTACATCTTTAAACATAGTAATAGAAATAACTGTTTCCATAGATCCATCGTCAAAGAATCTTAATGGCATACCATTATTTATAAGATGTTTCCCTTTATGTGATTTATCATAATCTTCTTGACTTATCTTACCTTCATTTAATTGTTGAGACATTATAGATTTTAAACCAAATGGAGTCATTTGAATAAACATACCTCCTGGGGTCTGAACGTCAATAACTTTCTTCCCAATAGTAGCCATTATTCTTGACTCAATCCATTTCCAATCTAGTAAACCCTGAAGTGGATATCTTTTTTCACCATCTTTAGTACTAAGTTTTTCTATAATATCGACAGACATGCCAGAATTTTCAGCGTCCTCAGATAATAATTTATATAAATCGTCTTCATTTACCTCCTGTTGTCCACTCTCATTTGTTGTAACTCCTAATTCTTTAGAAAGGGAATTAACACCAAGATCAGACAAGGCAATATTAGACTCTCTTGCGATTGCAATCAATTCAGCGCCGGTAGCACCTTTTTTACCATTTAGATCTATATTACTGTATGTTTTATCTGATAATATGTTTGATAATCCAGTTTTATTAGCTTGTGTGCCTAGATTAATGTTAGCGCTCTCGTGAGGATCTGTTAATAGCTGACGTCTAAGATATTTATACTCCTGTTCTTCATGAGCCATATTCGATAGATCATTAATCTCTGACTGAGTACCATCCTTGTAAAAAGACATAGTTTTCCCATTACCAACTTTAACAGCACTATTAAATGCCACCATATCGATTTTACGCATTCCTGTGGCAACTTCATCTATATTCATTCTGTCATATAAAGTAGATAGATCGCCTCCAGCTAGAGCCCTGAAAAGAGGGAACATAGCCATCTTATCAAGTTTAGGTATATCTAAATTCCTTATTTCATCGATTCTGTCGCCAAAATAGATCATTTTCAATGGTTTAAGAGCCAAATTCATAACTGAAGTGTACTTAACATCATCATTCATCCATGATTGATCTGGTGATTCAAGTAAATTAAATGCATCTTCCATTTCCGGAGACCATTCGCCAAGCATCTCTACTATATTCCTATACATAGATGGAGATATATAAACAGTAGCATCAGTCTCATTTATCTTTTTCTCACCATATCCAAGGAAACTATTTTCAACAGACTTAGATCCTATAGCAAATTGTTTTTTGTATTGTTTATTTAACTCTTCTAATTCAGATAATTTACCAACATCTCTTTCGGCTATAGGCAAAAACTTGTTATTTATTAAGTCTAGCAAATTAGGTATTGTCTGTTTTAACGACTTTCTTAATTCACTATTAATGGAACTTGCAAGGAATCTATTTCTAAGTTCAGCAAATTGATTGCTACCTACTTTATTGTCATTTAACTCGGAAGAATTAAATTTAGTTACTCCACTTAGTCTATGCCCAACAGGCCAATCAGTTCTAAGATTAGACCCGGTAGAAAGTATAGATGATAATCTCTTTATTTTAGAGTCTGGATTTGGATAGAACGAAGGGTCTTTTGATATGATTTTTTCAAACTCATTGACAGATATGATTCCATTAACTAATCCCTCCCCAATCATTTGAATAGTAGCTGCTTGATTTTCGTATCCGCCGTAAGTGTTGCTGAATACTGAATTTTTAGCATTTGATGAGTGTTTGTTGAAATCGCCTTTATCTAATAGTTTATTATTTAATGTATATGTATTTGACCCATCATATTGTATTACACCTATAGATTTACAATATTCCAGTTCCTGGTATAATGCAGTAGTTAACGATGCATTAATCATATCATTTCTAACGGTAGTAGCACCCTGTTCTATGTCACTATCTTTATTAGTAATAAATATACGTTCTAAGTTGTTTAAGGCAATAGTTAAACCATCTTTTGGATCTGCTAATACTGCAGCATCTAAGTAGTCATTTAAACTTAAATTAGAAGTTTTTACTTCGCCTCCAATTGAAAGCGCATGAACCATATCTCCAAAGTGCCTAAATCGCAAACCATTGCCATGATTTTCAGACCACTTTTTGCCTGTGTTCATATTCTCGCCACCAAAGTGATACACTTTTTCTAGTTTATTCTGATCACCTCCTTGTAATTGATATTCATCCCAAGCATCTCTTATTGTATATAATTCTGCAATAAAATATTCTCCTAATTGATCCTTAGCCTCTGGTCCGAAATCTATATTTATAACATTATTAGAGGTCCCATCTGGATTATCTACGACCGTTCTATTATATATAATACCTTCATGTATAAGTTTTATTCCAGATATAAACATGTATGTTTTCTTATCTGCCATGGTTGGTAAACACATATAATCTTTTGACATTGCTGCCATTTTCATCACATAGTCTTCTGCGGGAGATATATCTAAATAGTCTCTACCTTTATCCTTAGTCTCTTCTTCGTACAGCTTTACGAATGTTTTTAATTGGATTTTAGAAGCGACCCCAGTTCTAAGTTGACTAAGCAATCTGGATCCAGTACCAATTCCACCTTGATCTAATCTTCCTCTATTATAAGTAGACTTTAGTAACTCATCAATAGCTTCTGGAGATTGATTTATGTCTCTTACTTTATCTGATAAGTAATTATTTAATGATATCTGATATAATTTAGCTCCATCGGCACCAAGTACAGTTACCTCTTCTGGGGATGGATGGACCTTAATATATGCTGCGGCTAGGTTTTTAGCAAACTTTTCACCTAGGAATATGTTTTTTGTGCTCATCTTCCTATTAATCTTAGTATATCTATCTTTTTTATAGATGGACCCATCGTTATCAATAAGAGACTTAAGTATATTATTGAACAGTAAATACATTTTGCCTGACTTCCTATTGGTAAGATAATCCATAAGTGATTCTATTGAATTCTCTGGGCCTCCATTACCACTAGATAGCATGTATTCTATTGTTTCAGAGTCTATGTTAACTCCGAGTTTGCTGTATAATGATACTATTTTGTTTATTACTTGACGTCTTCCTTCTTCCGTAGCGATATCTATACCATTTTTAGACCAATTAACTGGATTAGAAATACCATCTCTAAACTCAGTTCTAATTGATTCAACGTATTTTGCATTAAATGTTTTTTGTCCATTCGCATCAGTAGGATATATATTTTCATCTTCTGATAACATTTGGCCCCAAGCCAATGGCAACGTCTTGGTAGCCCTATCCACATCACTGTCCATTACATTAAACAATGACTCTACTTGGTTTTGGGACTGCAATTGCTCTTTATATCCAATGTTAATGAACTCATGTCTTAAGCTGAACATTGTATTCCAAAATTGAGTCTTAAAGTTCTCGTCTAGCATGGGATTCCCATCTTCGTCTAATTCGCTTATTCTCTCAAGTAAATTCCTATAAAATGCGTTATTTTCAGATAGTCTAGATATCTTTCCAATCATAGACTCTACAGTCCTTTCATTTGACAAATGAGATATCATGGTATTCCACGCAACGTCAAATGGTATAAATTTGTATAAACCGGTCATTGGTTCTTCAATAAACTCTAATTCGCCATCTTTAATTTCAGAGTGCTCCATTGTTGCAATGAACATCTTTACTCCAGTCCTTATATTATCCTTTTTGGATATCTCATAAGAGGCTTTGGAGTGGTCAGCCATTTCATCAGCAAGTTGATTAGAACTAGTATCGGTAGCATTATACTCGTCAATCTCTCTTATTCCCATTAATGTTAGAGAGCGTTTCAATTTAGGAATAAATACCTCTTCGAATCGATCATGGATTTCTTCGAACAAAGCTTTTCTTTGTGGGTCAGTCTCTTCTTCTGCTGATTGTTTTATAGTAGCATTTAATTTACCAAAGTCAATATCCTCAACATTTTTGTCTATTCCTGAAACTCCATTTACTCTAAATAAAGTATATAACAGCGCATCCCTTATCTCAAACAATTGAGTATAAGTTTGTATATTATTTAAATTAAGTTCCGTTATTCCATAGGGAGCAGCATCACCATACTTGTCTTTAAATTCTCTTAAGCTGTTTTGATTAATAGAATGACCTTTAAACACACCAAGTTCAACATCCTTAAATAACCTATCTAGGCTTTTTGGCGATAAACCAAGTAGTTTATTAGTAAAATTAGCAACTATCCTAAAGAATCTCTTTATCCCATAATGGTCATTAATAGATTCATTATCTAGTTTCCATTGTCTAAATCTTTCTGCTAAGTACTCTTCAACGGAATTACTATCCGCATTTTTCATTGACTTAACAGAATCTCTTACTATTTGATAGACTTTAACTCGTTCAGCCCTACTAAACATAAGTAAAGAAATTCTATGCCAAGCTTCATGATACCCAGTACCTTCTTCAGACCCTTTCCATATTGCTATAGAATCTTCATACATAGCGCCCATAGCCTGTCTATCGCCAGCAAGAGTTAATACTCTATCTAGTTCGTGGATGTCTTCTATTTCCATACCTAACTTGGACACAATCCATTTTGACTCAACAGCGAAGTTAACTCTTTCCTTTATGTCCTCTTTCAGTATACTTAAAGCAGAAGGGCCCTTCGGAAGATTACGTTTTTTCCGTTTCAGATCCGCAAATGTTGGAGTCTTTCCTGTCTCTTTTTTGATTGGGACGTCTATATCTTTATCCGATACAGAATCTATTACGCTAGACAGCAGTTGTGGATTCACTGGAGGCGTTTTAAGCAACTCTCCACCATTAGTTGATACAATTGCATTATCTTCATTATCGATAACCTTAAATGCCTCTAAATGCATAAATGGAGGAGTAAATATATCGTCAATGGCGTCAGATGTAATTTTGCCATTCTTTAGCAACCACGCAGCCCATGTCAATTCCATATCATCTTTAGATATAGTTAATCCTTCTGCAAATGTAGCCGACGTGATACTATTTGTCTCGTCATTAAACACCCTACTTAATGATGGAAATAGATCCTTTATCTTATTGTCTTTTTCTCCAATAACATTCTCGCTAGTATTTACAAGATCATTTTTATCTAGATTCCAGTGCAAATTAGATGTTACAAATTCTCTTAACTTAGTTATTCCAGACTCTGTTCTAAGTTCATCTAGATTCATTTTGTTTTCTCCAAGTTGAATAAACCCAAATTTAGAGTCTACGTAAAACTGTTTAGGCGTAAGAAATATTCTTTGTTCTGCAGTCCTGTTCTCTCCAACTTCTGTTGTTGGTCCAAAATTAACAATTTTATTGATCATGTCAAAAGCACTGATACCAGAATCTGTTAATTTCCCTTTAGTATTTATATACGTTCTCCCATCACCAGTCAATAACCCAATTATGAAGTTAACCACAGATGGATCTTCCCTGCTAAATTGCTTCATATTAACATGGACCCTTTTAGGGGATTTTGAAACATTGCCAGGAACTAATAAGTATGCATTACCAGCATTAGTTTCTCTGGTGCTAAACCCAGATGCGGATCCTCCCGGAGTGAGTAAATCGTTATAATTTGTTTCCCCACCACCATAAAGTAAATTTATTGTTTTTGTATTAACTAAATTCCAATTAACCTTCCCATCTCCCAATCTAGGTAAGTTAAAACCAGGAATCTCTTCTAGCTTCCTTTGGACATGAATAATTGGGTTTGTCTTATCTCTCAAAGTATTAATTATGCCATCAACTAGTTTTATAGAAGTAGCCACAATCTTTCTAGTCTTAGTCGTTTTACCATCACTTTTGGTCATGGTCAATGGGACTAGATTTATTATATTCTCTCTGAACTTAGACAAGTCCGTGGTATCATCTCCAGTCGGAGTTGCGTCACTATCTTTTAGCAAGACGCGAGGGTCCCTAACAACAGACAGATAATCTCCTGAATGATCTCCTGATCTCTTAGTTATTTTTACTAAGATATTAGCATAATCGTACGTAGATTTACTACCAATTGCAAATATTCCATTATTATCAGGAGTAACATATATTTCGAACTCGCAATCAGATAAAGCATTCTCTGAGCGAAGCATTTCTCCAAGTTGTTTTGAACTTTTAAAGCCACCAGTAGAAAGTTTCCTAACTGATTTAGCTAATTCGTCAGACATAACTCCAAAGAATAGTCTATTTACTCTAAACGACGAAACAAATCCACCAGCTTCTTCTATATCTTTTACTTCGTCCTTTTTTTCTGCTACCTCCACAGATTCTGAACCTTCTTCTTGGGTCGGACTTGCTACATCTTCTTCACTGTGGATTAGATCCTGCATAGACTGCTCAAGAGATTCTATGTCTCCCTTCAATATTTCCTGTTCTTCGGAGTCAATAGCCTCTGTATTCTCTGACTGTTCTGAGTTTGATTCCTCTGATGGAGTTTTAATATCGTCTGATGGAAGAGTTTTAGCTTGGACCTTATCTTTTTCTTGAGCTATTTTAAATGCTTCTGCTTGCGCCTCTTGACCGGCTCTCCTAGTTTCTCTGTCTATAGCTTCCTGATTAAATTTAGATTCTCTTTCTTCATTAGTCTCAGAGATAACAGGGGGATTAGTATCGTCTGTAGGTGGGAACGTCATTGCTAAATCATTAGCAGCGTCATCTGTGTATATTGGTTCTGGAGCTACTTTTTCTGAGGGTTCTACCCTTTCTCCTGGATGAGATACGCCTTGAGATTCCGCATTATCATGATTCTCTTCATAATTTGCATCGTCAACCTCTTTCTGTAATCGACTATCTTCATTGGTCGTCTCAATATCTCTAGAGTCTTTGTATTTATTTAAATGTTTTAATACAAAATTTTCATGAGAACTATCACTCATTTTCTCTAATGAATAACCAGTATTAGTTGCCTTAGTTTTATAACCAAGTAATCCAGCTTCCATATAAGAGTCATATCTTATACCAGCTTGAGCTACTACATTCTTATTTAATGCAGCGTTGTGATCATTAGATAGAATCGCATCTGGTAAATCATTATATTCCTCATCAGTAATCTCGTAGTCTGATTTTATTTTAAATATTTGAGCCGCAGTAGATTTTTGATCTTGTAATAGTTCATGCATAAAATGCTTACTGCTATCAGATAAATATCCATCTACTCCTTGCGCCTTTTCATTGTCATTGCTAGCATTTTTAGTTTTAATTGCTATAGCAATAGAATTCAATCTATTATCTAGTCCAACTAACTTAATCTGTTGAATAGTATCAATAACAGGCTTGCCTTCTTCTTGTCTTTTTGCATTTATAGTTTTAAAATACTCTCCAAGTACTGGATTTGCAGCAAAGTCTTTACGTTCAGTATTGACTACGGTAGAATTTGTTTCAGCTACAGCAGTTTCTGATAGACTTCTGGAGCGCCTATGATCCATTATAAGACCAACTAGTAACTTATGATTATTAGATCCATATTGTTCTGTCCCTTCTAAATCAGCATCAGTTTTAGCAAATTTCTTTACTTGCTTACTTTCTGCAATTCCTATAGTTTCTTTTGCTATTTCTAACTCTTCCTGTAGTTGCTCTCTAGTAGTTCCCTCAGGTGGATTTGCAATCATCTTCTCTATATTAGAGATTACATGTGCGCCTCTGCCTTGTATTGCAGAATTCACATATGCCTGAGATTTAATCATTCTGGTATTAGAATCTAAATCAGATATTATACTACCATCAATAAAGTCTTTTTTTACAGATGGTAATATTTGACTTTCAACAAATTTCCTAGCTTGCTTATCTTTTACTTGTTCTTGAATTTTACTATTAACATGCATTGCAGTAAATGGCAATGGCATTATCATCCCTAACACAAATCCAGGTACAGCGTTCCGTTGAAAATCATCTCTATTAATGTACCTATTATCGTTTGATAGACCAAGGACTTGAGCAACACCAGTTAACCCTCCGGCATAACCATCTATAAGAGAATTCATATATTTAGTGTTCTCTACTTGATTGTCATATATATAATTTTGTCCATTCACATATTGTCCGCCCTCTTCTAAGTATTCAGAACCTGCATTAATTGTATGTATTGCAGCTAAAGACAGGTATGGTGCAGCCTTAGACTTAGAGAATCTTCCCAATGACTTATCATAAGCCATCCTAGTGGCGTCTGTGATCGTTTTAAGGCCTCTCACAGCTCTTGATTCACCAGATAATAACTTACCTACCATTCTCTCCGAAGTCTCCTCTACTGCATTCTTAGCAAGTCTAGAGAATGAACTTTTTATAAAACTAGCACCAGGAATAGCGACGGAAGCACTAGTTACGATGTCTCCAAGCATGAATGCCTGATCTCTGTCCCAATACTCCTGAAGGCCCTTTCTCTCTGATTTTATAGCTTCATTTATTACTGGATCATTGGTCTTATATGTACCATTTCTAATCCCCCTAGTTAAATCATATTTAGTGTTCTCTGATAGCTTTCCATCTCTTTTAAACTCACCCTTTGCATTAGCCATGAAGGTTAAATTAGATTTATCATATGGAACTTTTGCTAACAACTCTTGATCAGTAAAATCTTCTATTGTTTTACCATATGCCGCTTTTATTGTATTATCTATCTTCGTATTACCTTGTTGTTCGACTTCTGCTAAATCTTCTTTATTCCTTTGGTGAACGTTCATCATTACATTAACCCCGGCAGCAACTATATCCGCTATTGGCTGAAGTGATGGCATTTTCAAAATAGATGGTATGGCAGCTATTGTTATTTCTGCAGCCATAGATCCCCACTGAGATAATGCCTCAGACGATGATGAACCTATGGTGCCAGGGGTAGTATATAGAAGATTACCTTCTTCCATTTTTTGTTTATAATACTCACTTGGCTGGCTCCTAGCTAATAACGATTTTCTATAGTCTACAATTTCAGCATTCACCCTTTTAGAATAATCTACAGCAGTTTTTTTATAACTATTAAATGAGTCTGAATTACCATAATCTATCTCGTTTATATGTTTCTCCAAATCCCATGTAGATGGCAACTGCTTTTGTTTATTGACAGATTGATCTGGTGTATAGTTGTATACTGTATTTTCAAACGTGTTTTTAAATGCATCTTTTCCGCCCATCTGTTTCCTAGCCTGCTCATAGTATCTAAGGGCCCCAGAATGTTTAATATACGCGGCTCTTAGATATGGAGGCATGTCTCCTATACCAGGAAGATCACCCCCAAATTCAACGAATGGAAATTTAGTTTGGTCCGCTACTGATTTCTCATAGTCACTAAGGTATTTATATACATTAGAACCCTTTAATGTATTATCATCTGATGGCTTATAGTTTCCTGCTAACACTTCGGCTTTGTGTTGGTCGGATACCCAATTTTTAACATTCCCATTTTTGTCTATTGGACTATTTCTATCTTCTATTTGTTTTTTTTCTGATAAAAGTTTTTCAGTAGTAGTCTGTCTTCCATAAGTAGAACTTACAAATTTATTTAAATCAGAAAATGGATTTTTTTTCGAAATAGGTTCTGGAGCCGACGTTTTAACATCTTCTGATTTTCTTTCAGACATTGGTCTATTTTTCCATAGATTAACCTGCCTTAGGACTTCTGGCCATAAAGGTTCTAGAGGGGCTATATTCTGTATATAGTCTACCGCGTCAGATTTGTTTTGAAGCATTTTTAGGTCTCCATTATCTGTATCCACCTTCGTCCTATCTAGATCATTAGCTAGCGTTATTCTGGACCCAGACAGCCAATCAACAACTTTCAATGAGTTCTTAGTAGATGGGGTAATCCAACTAACAGCATCAGTAACTTTGTCAAACACAGATTCGTTATCATCTTGAATTTGTGATGGAGTTCTATCAACCACACCGGTACTTTGTTTTAATTCATCTACCGATTCGCTTAAAGCAGAGGAGCTAGAGACTAGCCCCCCAATTGTATTTTCGACCCTTAATTTATCAGTAAATGATTTAGGAGCTAATGCTCTGTTTTGTTTATTTGTAGGCATCTATTATCTAGCTTTAATTGGATCTTGTTTTGTAACTCTACTATATGGATTGATTATAGGGCTTTCCAAATCTATGGAAGTGGGTATTCTATAATATGTTTCAGTAGTTGCATTTGGTCCAGTACCAACAGTTACTTCTTCAGATGATAATAACCCCATTTGTGTAAGCTTTTTTATTTTTTTATCTAATGTGTTCACGTCTTTATCTTTTACTAACTGAGGATACATTTCTGATTCAAATTTTCCAGCCCTAATATAAGTACTACCTATGTTATCTACCCTGTCAGAATACTTCATAGATGTAGTTGTAGGTTCAAATGATGCCGCGTTGCTAAACTTACCAGACTCAATAGATTTTTTCATTTTAGATACGTCATTATCTTTTATATCAGACGTATATATTTGTCTTCCATTTCTAGGATCGATTAATGTAAGTAGCCCAGAATTCTTAACTGGATATAAATCAGTTTGTACCTTAGTTGATGTTTTTACTGTCGAAGGATTTCCTAGTGCATCAGTAAGTTGTTTATTTATAAACAAAGGGCTGTTTTGTACTTTTGCCGAACTATATAAGTCATCTTTAGTAAATATACTCTTCATTGGTCTTCTGGTCTCAGGGTCAATAACGTTATTCTCTGCTAACGTTCTATGCGCTGCAACTTGAGATAAAAATGCCTTTCTAGCTGGTTCAAATTCTTGATTTAAGTGCTTGTAGTTTCTTTCCACTTTATCATATTCATTCGTTTCTTGAGTGGTTGCTTGCCTGTTTATAAACATTGCTGCCATCTGCTTAAGTCTACTCCCAACTGCATCTCTATTTAGTCTAATTCTAGCATACTCGCTACCAACTATCCCCATTGGATTATTTTTTGATACTACTGGTACTCCTTGGGAATTTTTAGATATATATGACTGCATTTTCCCTCCAGGTAAAATTCTATTAGATATAAGCTTCATATATGCATTATCCTCTAGAGCTCCTGCCACTTGGTTAGACATCGAATATTGTTCAATATCATTTAGATTCGGAGTGTATCCTTCTTGTTTTGCAACGGGTTTAGGTCTCAATGATTCTTCATACCTTTTTAGGTAGAATTCATTTGGAGTCTTATTGACCCATTCATGCCTAACTGCAATATTTCTACCCATATCATAGATTAACGCATTCTCATCTAAACTCTTTACTCCAGTATTTTTATCAGTAGTATAGTATCTATCCGGAATTGTATTCTCTTGTCTCATCTGATCAATCCTAGATTGAACTCCCTCTTGTTGCCTCAACTCGCCAATAGCTGGTACTAACTTTTGATCAGTATGGGTTTTATCCCATCCCTTTAAATCATATGCACCGCCCTTAGTTTGGCCTAAGTCAGTTCCTCCTGGATGTAGATCCTTGAATAATGGTTCGAAGATTTCTTCATCAGATTTATATTGTTGATTAGATCCCTCAAACAATTGGCCAGTTCCATTTGGGTCAAAGTTTTTTGCTTTATTTATCTCATAATCGCCCCACCTAGGATCAGATGCTTTTATGTACGCTTTCGCATTCTGAGCGCTTATAAGCAAATTGGCAGCCAATGGGTTAGATTTCATTTTTCTAACAGCTGATTTTAATTTTGCCTGATTCACTGGATCTTTTAAAGCTTCTGGGTCAGTAAGAGTATTATTTACTAAATCCCTAAACGAACCGTATACGTTAGTGTCCCAAGCTTTTCTATGAGACGCTATTGGGGTGTTTAATGTAGAGTAATTAGTAATGGCATCATCTTCCATTGCGGTTGCTTCGTCCAGATTTTTCTGAGCTTTATCTGCCACTTTATATAACCCTTCAAATTGAATTGGCACGTATGTATTAATGAATTGAGCCTGTGCAGGACTATCGTATAAATTTACCATTATCTTTGATTTAATCTTCTATTAACTTCTGCTCTTTGATCTTTAGTCATTGCCGTATTATATAGACTGTAAACATATGTGTTTAATCTATCAGAGTTCAGTTGGTTGTTCATTAATTGTTGAGTTTGCCCATACTGACTTAACATCTCTGCATTTTTAGCTCCAAATGTTCTAGATGCAGCTCTGTTCCTTGCATTCAAATCATATATCCTTCTATTTTCAGAAGCATCCATTCCAGCTATTTGATTATATCTATTTACATAATCATTCCTATATCCAGCATTAACGGTTTGAGCCTTACCCATTAGTTCAGATACCTGATCATTGCCTCTTGAATAGGCATCAGCACCATACGCCATATTAGCACCAGTTCCTGTATTTGTAGATGCATTTCCATATCTAGATATTTGCCTTTGCTTTGTTGCTTCGGCTAATTCTGGAGCTATGTTATATCTTTGGTTGGGGTTAGTATAGTTTTGATATATTGGAGTTGCGACTTCTGGTTCCGAGTTCCAAGAATTGTATGCTATAGGAGCTAATGACATCAAACTGTTCCCAAGTTTATTAATTCCCCCAAAGTTAGCGGAGGGTTGATCTTGTGCTGGTGAATTTACCGGAGACCTAGGTTGTTCTACCTGAGTTTCTGGGTTAGTAGGCTGACTCGCCTGTGAGTTATAATTTGTTCCCATTTTCACATCTCCAATATTAGGAGTAGTTATAAATGGTTGGGTCATAGGAGTATTAAATCTATATGACCCAGACGTATTAGTTGAATTTTGATTTGTTAACGGAGCTTGTATTTTTGCTATTTCTGGATTATCCAACCTCATATCGTTTTCTGGAACATATGTAGACGTATAATCATTCTGCCCTCCTATTCTATCTAATGACCTATTGTTTTGGATATTAGTGTTCCAATTGCTTCCAGAAACTGGTTGTGGTTGAAAGTTCGATTGAGGTTTATTTGCAGCAGCCCATTGGCCCAAATCTAAGTTAGCGTTATATGAGCCAGGTTTGTATAATTGACCTTTCTGCTGATTATTTTGAGTTTGAATACCGAGTGCTATATCTTTTGGAATAACTTTAACGTTTAACTCTGGATGAGCTTTTTGGACAGCTTTTAAGGCCTCATGAGCCATTGTTCCTCCTTTTGGGACAGTTATATTCGTAGAGAAAGTATTTGGGTTAGAGACGTTATTAATGACGTTATTAGTAGGATCAGCTATCGTATTTATATTATTAGTAGTTAGAGTTGATTGAGGCTTGGCTTCTGCAGGAACATCTTTATTTACTCTTATATCATAATTATATATACCAGGAGTATTACCTTTCTCTGAGTATGGAACAGCTTCCTCGTCGATCCTATATTGCTTTTTCTGGTCTTCTGGAAGTGCGTAATAATCTGCTGGACTTATATTTATCCTAGTCCCATTTGGCCTTGTACTTCTGCTCGGCTTAGTAAAACTCTGTCTTAAGACTGTGGCTGGTATTTCATTCTCTATCTCCCTATCCCCAGAACTAGCAGTCCCTCTTGCATATCCTGGAAGTACATTTGATTGCTGCTGCATGGGATTAGATAGCATATTAAATTTATTCAAATTCTCAGCCTGTAACTGGATATTCCTTTGATTTAATTTTGCTGTTAGTTGGTCTATTCTACTGAGCTTTCTTTCTCCCTCTTTTGGAGTTAATATCTTATCATTTATTTTTTGCATCTTTTCTGCCTTTGCCATAATGTCAGCCGGTGTACTTTTTCCACCTGGAAGTACTTGTGATTGTTTGTTTGAAAATACAGAACTGCCATTAGTTAGGTTGGCCGGTACAGTATCTGGATTAGATGTGTTATATTTCCCGGGGACTATTGATAGCCTTCCAGTGTCACCATCCATAACCCCCTCTTCTGGAGCTATCATAGCATTAGGCTGATTTGTATTAGAAATTCCAGATTTAAATTTAGCAACCCCTTTGTTTAATCCAGGAACCCTATCATTATATGAATTCCTTAAATTGTAATTAGAATTAACAGACCCAGACATTGAGTTATTTGATGCAAGATTAGTATTTATCTGCTCTTTTTCTTTAGCTCTATTTTGCATTTTCTCTGCATTAGCAGCATCAAAAGCTCCATATATTCCACCAATTGCAGCCCCAGCAGCAGCCCCCCATGGACCTAACGCTGCGCCCATAGAAGCCCCTTTACCGGCATTTCCTATCATATCTCCAGCGTAATTAAGCGAACTGCTAGCATCATCTGTCATCATCATGGATCCTACTCCAGACGCAATATTCCCTATTCCGGAAACATCTACTGGAGCGGACGCAGTAGACGGTACTGAACCGGCAGTACCAGTCATTAACGCATTTGTATTTGTTGGGTTAACGGGTCCAATTTGTGGTTTGATCGAAGTACGGTAGGCGGCTAATGGATCTATTGTACTAACGCCTCCTTCACCATATCTTGGCAATTTCTTTTTAGAAGCAAACAATGGCTTCACTTTTATTTTTTGCTTCATATTATATCATTGAATATCTATATGTTGTTTCTATTGATGGTAAGGTAAACATTATACCATTATTATTTTGAAATGAGTAATCTGAGACTAGATACTTGCCTCTCATTCTGTCTGCGAAGGCTCCTGGCGCAATATCTATCTCCGACCCATTAATAGTAGTTCCTTTGTCTATAAAGTATCTTACAGCCCTTGTGTATATGCCAGAAGAGTCTTCTTTCGTTGTGTATCCACTAGAGGTATATATATTTGAATTACTATCAGTCACCTCGGTAGAACTAAGATATGTTAATCCATTATCCATTCCTAGCACGGTTGCATTGCTCATTATAGAGTTTAAATCACCACTGCTAGGTAGACACCAATCAGTGAAGCCTCCACTATTATAGTTTTTGCATGCATTAGCTGCAACCCCATAACTATGTATTTTTGATATTATTTCATTTGTATTGTCTGTCCCAGAGTATATATCAGAGCTAGTGGTTCCTATACCTACTGTATTTGGACCCCAAGATGTATCTATAGCTTGATCGGACGTTGCTACTATTATTAACCTTTTTTCAGTAGATACATACCCAGAGTCTCCTTGTTGTAGTATGTATCCGATCTTTCCACCTTGAAAAGCCTGACCGATAGTATATACTGTTGTTGATGGGACTAATATTTTAACATACTCCCCACTCTTTGTATTCCTTGGAATAGCAAATTTATATGTATCCTCTCTTTTATCTATAAGTAACGAGTTTATCTCCGAACTTGTCTGTGTCGTTGTATAGAATTTATGCAAATTCGTCATAAAATCTAAATTATCTCCACTATATGATACGTTATCAAAAACCTTGGTATAGTGATATAGGTCATTTATAATAAGTCTTATAAATGACCTATATGGAACTTGAGAAGTGCCAGCAATATTATATTTGTCATTTGAGTTGTGCAACTCCAAGTTCCCAAAAGAGTCAAATGAATAGTACTTGTTTTTAAAATCAAAGTACCATTTTGGGTTCATAGAGATGAAAGAGCAAAATGCTTGAGTCATCTCAGAGTAGTTTATAGTATTCAGCATTATCTTATATTGTCGACTCCCTGAAGTCCATCTAAAGTTATCATCACTTCATTATATTTTTTATCGAAGACCATTGGTATCTTATCTGTAATATTCTCTCTATTCATATTTAATATAGTCTGTATACCTTTTGCTTTAGATAGTACCGATAGCGATCCGCCAAACGTACATAATTCAAGATTATTTAGGTCGAACCAATATAGATTAGATTCAGATTCTGTTACTCCACCTATCATTCCTTTCTTCATTCCATTAGATGTAGATATATAATCAAATCTTGATAGTATCCCACCAGTTCCAAGAGTAAGTAAACTTATATTATTATCTTTTATTAATGACCTCTCATTAACAGATAAAACGCCAAAAGAATCTCTTTGCCAAAACAATAACTTATCTCTAAATGCTTTTAAACCAGTAATTTCCCCGTACTTAGTATCAACATCTATATAGTTGGCGACTTTAAACTTAGACCAATTATCATATAATTCATCATTTGTTTTTGGCTCTGAAGACCAAACCCTACAATCAAACGTTTTGTTACTTTGAGTGATTAGGAGTTTCGATAAAGAGCCAATAGCCGTCATTTCTGAAGAATATGCAGAATTATATTTATACTGAGGGAGCAACTGAGTATGCTTCCATTTACTTCCTATACTAGCTCCTGGAGAATATACTCCTGGCTCGTCTTGTATGGCAAAATTATTTCCATCAGCTATGTATGATTTAGAATTAACTAGATGCAAATTTATAGATGATTCTAATGGAATTAACGCCCCTATGTGTCTTACTTGGCTAGCGATATTAGCCCCTCTGCCTATTTTAGTTGAGGAGTCATATGCTACATATGGATCTGTTGCTTTTACTGCCGTATAATCGAATATACCTATAAATGTATCACCACCAAAGACAACACTAGTCCCATTACCATCTATATTGTCAAATGAACATCCAGTAGATATATATTCAGTAAACTGCCTATCTAATAATGAAGAACCACCATATATATATGAATTCATCATTTTCATGTTTGTAATATATGTAGAAAGAGAAGAACTTCCTATCCTATCAAGAGTTTTATACCCGGAATATAGTCCATTTACTCCGTCATATATTTTCTTAGACTGATTTACATCTGATATTGTTGGGAATTGTTCCATATCTTCTAAAGACAAGATTATACCAGCTCCATGTGGACCGCCAACTTTAGTTTTAGTAAGCACAGATATTATATTCTTTATGTCAGTAGAATTCGTTTGACCTTCATTTCCTCCAGTTAATGGCTTAGACCAATTTAAATACTGTATACTGCCAGCGGTAACATAGTCTGATCCAGAGACTTTCTCTATAGGAAGTCCTGGATTTATGGAACCAGAGTACTCAAACGATGACACCTTTCTTATTAATGAGAAGCTCTCTACGGTGCTACTACTATATGGATTTGTTTTTGGTACGTCTAATCCGGCAAAAGTGTAAACAGTGGCATCCTCTAAATTAGAAGTCTTTTGAAAAACAAGACTTATATTATTTTGTATCGTGCTTGATCTGGACACATATCTATTAAAATACTTAAACGTAGCACCAGAAGCACCATTAGTACTTGCTGCGTCCACCAATATAAATGGATCATCAGTAGTTGCACTAGCAACATCATATACATAACCATTTTTATATATATATTTATTATCTCCAGCATATGCTAATAGCCCCCCGAGTGATATATAAGCCCTATCTCCTTTTTCTAAAGCATTCCAACTGCTTTGTATAGTAATATCAGATACTGGTGATGCATTTATAGCATTCCACATATGATTATAACTAGTATATCCAGTGGTCTCACTTGCTATTCTTCTGTAATCGGCTCCAACTAATCCTATTGTAAATATTGGAGCGGTAGTAGATGGAATTGGGAACGATGACCTTATTTTCTTATTCAAATCTGCCGCAAAATACATTGCAGTAGGATACCATCTATTTGCAGAGTCTCCTACTACTTTAAATTGCAGTCTATCTTGCTCTAGTCCACCAATATAATATCGACCCTTTACATTAGGGGCCATTGCTGTTAATGGGGGAGTAGATATTGGATATGCAATATCAACAATATCCATTTTAATTGAATCTGCAATATTCCTTAACTGCTCTGTAAAATCAACTCCATAGTACGAAGTCTCTGGATTTACAAATAGAACACTGTTCTTATAATAAAAATATGGAGAAAGAGCATGGTCGGTGTATCTAGCAGTAGTTCTTACTTGGGAATTATCTTGAGAAAACGTGTTACCAGTATAATCATTAAAATCATACCAAAAAGAACCTTCATTCTCTATATTTATAGAATGAGGTATATTCCCATTTTGATTTCTGACTATCCCACATATTGACGTAGCATATCCCATAGATACTATTGGGTGAGGCCTTAGAGTATTAGTTATTCCCTCGTCTATTATATACCCAGTATCATTTAAATGATCTTGCTGGTATGATGGATATTGAGTCCCAGTTTTTTGTATAATCCCTTGGGCGTATATAGTCTTATTATTTATATCTCTTTTTGCTCTTACTATCTCAACACTTACTACTGATTTCGGTAAATTTCTGAAATTAAATTTTAGTCCAAGGGGTTTAACTATCAATTCTTGAAATTCTAATTCAGTACCTACATATGGTAAATTATACGTCTCCTCTGGGACCTCAAATATATTTGGAGCCCATTTACTATTCTCGACATACCCAGCAGGGAATCTTATGTCTGCTATCCATTTTACTGGCGTCTTTCTCCCTTTTGTATCCCTAAAAATGGCCCCAAATCTATATATTTCATCTCTTTGATACGAAGTGAAATTGTTTGACAGATATGGATTTGCGTAATTTAGAAACCCATCATGTACCGGCAATCCGAAATTAGATAATGGAGCGTCATATATAGTTCCATCACTATCCTGTAGTTTTATACTTGAGATATTTCTTTTCTTATCTCCTATTCTAGCAGTCCTCTGATCTATGTATTTATCTGCGTCTGTAACCCATGATTCTGAATAAGTATCTCCAGAAGTAGAATTAACCCTTTTGCCATAATAGTCCCCATATGATTCAATAAAGAATGCATTTGTAAACTTATAATCTACATTAAGCCCGCTTCCACCAAGGTTGCCATCTTTATCATACCTATACTGTAAATCAGCATATCTATCTTCTTTGTATATCTCGTCATGTATACAGTCGTGTGTTGGAAGTATAGATTGCAATTGAGACAAAGAGTAACTGCTTGACTCGCCAGAGGCCATACTTAATTTGGCCTTTTTCTGAATCTCAACTGTATATGGCTCTGATATCACTATACTACAGCCATTAACATATGTTAGGCCTATCTCGGAAGAGTCAAATCCAATCCAATTCTTATCGTCAGATATAGATATTACTTTTATCTCTCTAGCAATAGGGACCCCATTTATTTCTTTTAGTATATCTCCAATAGATACAGCTGAGCTTACAGTAGTATAGTCATCAACTATGTTGACTTCTATTGTAGCGCTTCCCTTCATAACTACCGTTCTGAGGGTAACCAATTTTGGATTTGCTGGAATAGTGACTCCTGTAAACTCATCCTTAAATTGATAAGACCTAGTATCGTACTCTTCAGTTGATAAGTCCCAGGTGTCTTCCTTCGTATTAGCTGCAAACAATATATTGTCCTTGCTTTCTATATAGTTTGGTATAAATAAATTACCGCCAATCAAATTAAATTCAGATTGAGTTAATTCGCCTACCGCTCCAACCCCACCATCTTCAAGATATATATATCCATTGTCTTGTTCTGATTTTATATCTAATTCCTTTACCACGGAGATAACAGGGACGTCGGAGTAATTAAAGTAATAAACAGATATTAATTTTGCTCTGATAAATTTATTGTTATCTGGTATCTTTATTCCAACCTTGACAGATTTGCCTGTTGACTTACCATGAATGTCACCAATACCAGTCCCCATATATTTTACACTGTAGTCCAGTACCTCGCTATTAGTCAAGTGTACTACAGGACTCATTGGGCTTAATTCAGTCTCTCCTCCTGATGGGCTGTATAGTTGATAACAGTACTGTATTAATCCCGCGTCCAATCTTCCACTCCCTATAGAAACTATAGATGGGCTAACTAGTTTTGAAGATGGGATTAAATCAAATATAGATGAGTCTGTTAATACTGAATTATTTAAATCATTAGTACTCGCTATATTTACGCATCTAATAAAGTTTACCCCATCGGCCCAATATAATTTTATGTTATCAAAATCCTCATACCTCCCAACCATACTTAGGTTTGGATTTAATGGTGTGTTGAAGTTTACTCCATTTGGATTTAGAACATTTTTAAACACAGGAGATTTATCATCAGGAAATGATACTCTATATATTTTATTTGATGTTATGGCTGATTTATTATATACTAAATTAGTACTTAAACGGCCATCCGTTAAATATGTAGCAATAGCTGATACATTATTGTAATTTTTGTCTATACAATCTATAGATATATCTTGCTGTGTATATATAGGAATTTGATGATTTGCCGCTATAATATCAGAATGAATCCCATCTGAATTTTTTATAATATCTTGTATCTCTACGCTTCTTGATTGTACAGACGAAATATATTCTCCATCAAAAGAATATATAGTTGCGGAATTAAAATGCAGAGTGTTAGCGCCATTATATCTCCCAGAAATAGTATTTATATCAACATCATATAAATATGCATTTAAATTTAATGTTAATGGGGTTGATATCGCTAAATTGACCCTTCCCGATACGTAGCTATTATATATGCCGATAATAGTAGCTACCTCGTAAAACTGTTCGTCATGGACCACATTGTGAGAAGTAACTATATCTACGCCTCTATATGTTACAGGGTCTGGAGAGTAATAATCCGTCTCGTATAAATAGTATTGCGTTACATTTTTGTACCTCCTTGTCTCTACTGGATAATATCCTTCTACACCGTTATTGTCACACATTGCACCATCATGAGTTGGTAAGAATGAGTTAACAGAGATATACTGCATATAAGGCGATTTAAGATCCATCCTTAATACTGTGGTTATGACATATGGGGACGCAGGATTTACGCTCCTAGGGGTAGCAGATTGGTCTAAGAATACATTGAATACCTCATTGGAACTATCTGTGTACGTAACTGTAACTTTAAATGATACAGTTGTAGTCAGAAGATCCTGAAATTGGCATCTAAGTTCCTTTGTCCCTATACCAGTCCATTCTACATAAAGTAAATTTGCATTTGGACTAACAGGATCTGGGGTCGTTCTAGAATCTTCTATAACTATTGTTTCCTCTGCCTTAGCTGGTATTGTTATAGTGCCAGTGTCTGGCTGCTCATTCCAATCGTAAGTAAGCATACCAGTTCTTTTTGATGGCAGCGCTGTTATTACTACGCCTAGATCCCTTATTGTGGTAGTGGCAATTATATCTTCATCTACAGAGAATGTATCAGAGCCAAGGCTAAGAATAGTAGATCCTTCTATATTAGTTAGGGCGCCAGTAGTAGCGCCCTCATTTGATACAATACGAACATTTTCCGCGTATCTATATTGATTTTCTTTTAACAGACTTTTATCAATATCTAGTTGGATTCCTCCACTAAATGTATTCACAGTAGTCTTTCCGTTCTTGCTACTCATTAGTTATTCTGTGTTTTAATTACCTGAATATCTCCAATAGTATCATAAAAATTATTATTGGCATATACATCTGGAACTAATTTTGTCCAATTATTTTTTATAGTCTCCATTTCGTCAGAAGTAGGCATTAGTGAATCACCATATGCTTGCTTACAATAAAAATTCCATGATCTACGCATATCATAATATACTTCTCTATTAAGTCTTCCGGCCATATAATCTGGATATTTTAACTTAACAGTAATATACCAATATATAGCTTCTATATATGATATAATATCTGGTATTAATGGATATCCATTTTCATCCAAAGGTATGGAGTCGTAACTTAATTTCAAGAATCCATCTTCTACATTTGTCATTATATACCTCGGCTTTATGGAGTACTTTAATTCTTGATTTAGAATCCCTGGACCCATAGACGTATCCACTGTATTTTTAATATCTTTTGCAGACCAGACGCTAAATGCTCCGGTAGCCAAAGTCATTGGATGCCAATTTCCGGTACCAGTTCTAGACCACGCAACACTATTTAGTCGGTGTAAATCAAATGGTATTTGTACCTGATGACCAACTATTGGCAATACCCCAAGTCCATTTGTTCCAGAAACCTTTCTGTTTAATTGCTTCACTGATCCTATCTTCTCAACAGCCTCTGAGGCCCACTCAATACAGTCTGATATCCTTATAGCCTCTTCTCTTATATCCAAGTCGGACAATACCTTTGCTATTACCTGCTGCACGCTGATCATTTTATAAACCATATTATTTCTCTATATAATCTTTGTGTTCTACTTTTATCATGTAAGCTAGTCTCCTTTTGTTTGCCCTAGACATAACTAATTCATACATATTTTTATTACTTATTAGCATGTCCTTCTTGCACCAATGGAATCTAAAGTTATATCCATCGGAATGTTCATTTAGATGTAATATGGTTTTTTCTGACTCTTTTGTACTGTGAAAGTCGACTCGCAAATAAGTAAAATCATATCTTTTTGGCTTCTTCTTGGTTACTACTAACGTACCCATCCTTGCAGGTAATCTTATTTCTTTTGAGTTATCTATCAATTCCGCCGATAGAAATTTAAAGTAATCCTTAAGCAAAGAATTGAATTGTTTCCTTGAAACAGTATACGCCGGATTGCCACTAGTATATTCCTTATAGGAATTAAAGTAGTCTTCCAGCGTATATGATTGATGTTTATTTGATACCACGTGATAGTTTTTTATAGTCTCTTGCGTTTAGTGTCGCTTTTGCTAAATCATTTGAAGAATCATTTGAGAGATCAGACAACGCTACTATATCTAACTCTTTAGTCATTATTAGATCCTTTAGTGTTGGGATCATATTTACTGGAATTGGATATTGATCATCTGCATTTAGTCCGAATACATCTTCTAACGGATTCTCAAATACTCCTTTTATGTTTAAAAATTTAACATCCCCTTGGCATACAACGTATATATAACCATCTCTTTCATATGCCATTGGATTATTATTGGTATACCTCCTATTGACTTGCATCTTTGCTCTCTGCTCAGAAGTTAATTGTATGAGATTATCATACTTATCTGTTATAGATATTATATTGTCTGCAAAATGGAAATCTATTCCATTTGGAATAGTGTCAGTAGTTCTTCCGACTATTAGATTTGAGGTAGAAATAGTGACTCCGTTCGAATCTTTATAGATAACAGGCAAATTTAAAACCTCTTGTACATATGCAGAATTTATTTCTCTGCCCCTATCTATATCTTGTTTTATAAGGAATGCGCGATAGTGGATAATCCATTGTTCTATTTGAATTCTACTAAGTGGATCGCTTTCTGCTAGTTGATTATTCCGATACTCTAATAAGATATCGTCTATGATCGTATTTAGAGAATTAAATTGTATCATTTATTATGCTATTTCTATGGTTATAGTTTCTTTCATTTGATGGGCGTCTACTAATTTTATCATTAATTTGTCGAATGTCTTTTTAGAATTAGTTACCATTCCTTTTGTGGAATTTATACCAACGAGTAAGCACCCGTGAGTGTCAACGGCAGTATTTCCGGGATGTATGCGAATTCCTTCAAATCCATTAACATCTTCTAGTAATGGCAAGATCTTCTTAAATCTATTTGAATATGTTAAATCAATTGTATAGATTCCATAAGGTATTGCGGTTTTTCCATATACTTTAGTTTCTCCCTTCTCGTTAAGATCACCGTCTTTATTAAGGTCTCTAACTGTATCCTCTAGAACATTACATTCAAATATGCCATTTACCAATAAATCACCGATAGTATAGTCAGCCTCTAGTGCCTTCCTTATTAATTTTAGTTTCATATCATTCCCTTATTTTATATACCCTAACGCTGTCAACCTTTATTAGTTTATTTGTATTATCTATGTCATACCTATCTACATCTTCCTTATGCCAATCAAAATGCCAGAACCTAATCCAACCACTCTTGTATGTATTAACGTACTCACTAGTAGTGTAAACGTATAAACTCTGTACATTGTTTACATCCAAAGAATCTTTTAACAAATTATTTTTTAAAGTTATATGACTTTTAGTATATTTATTAAAATATAGGACAGTATCCACTACGCAACCACCATTATTTTGTAGTAATACGGAAGTGGAGGTGTGGATAGAACTCCCTATCCCGGTAGCAACATCACCAGGCTTATTCTTAGCTCCTTTAAAGGACTTTCTAACAGAATCGATAGATTGTATGAATTTGTCATTTGAGTTCCTTAAATCAGCATTAGAAAGCCTTAGAGCCCTATTCTCAGACGTTTTACCTGATATTAGATCTTCATACGCTCTTTGATTTCCTCTGTAACTGTCTCTTTCATTTACAATAGATACATATTTGCTATAAGCCAACTTGATTCCAAGCCCAGAGCCAATAACAAATAATGCACCTATTATATATAATATTAATTTTGTTTTGTTTAACATATTTTTAATTTTTTCTTCTCTCTAGTAATAAGTCAAGTTTATCAAGCATTTTAGCATGTTCTTGTTTATTCTCAGTTCTATTTAATTCTATGGCCCTAGCATTCGTTTCTCTCCCTTTTTCTAGAAACTCTGTCTTTTCTCCATATTTTACATCTATTCTCTCCATCTTAACGCTCAAATCAACCCAAGCGGCACCAAGTAGGGCTAGTAGGCCAAGCATAGATAATATTTGAGAGAATGTTAATCCTTGGACTGGAAGTATGTCTTTTTTATAATCTGATTCGTGTATATAAATATATTTTTCTGATTTATTTTTACCCTTATTTTCTTCATTATTTATATTTACTTCTTTCTTAAGTGCCATTATAAAACAATTTATTGTATTCTAGGATTATTTTCAATCCTCTATCGGAGACGTTTCGATTTTTGTTATGGTATTATTATCAATATCCTTCTTTTTTGAATAGCTAAATATAGCCAATCCAGAAGCAATTACTCCGGCACATATCCCTGCTAATGCTATCCCGAATGGATTGTTAAGAATAGTCGCGACTGACGCTGATGCAAATGTAATACATCCAGTAACAACTACTATTGCTCCGGCGACTTTGCTGCCTGATGTCTTTCCAGTGCTTGAACTTACAGCTTCTGGAAATGAAAACTTTGAGATGTCTGTTTTATTTGTTATCATAATAAAGTTATTGTTATAGTTATAAATGCAATCCATTCAAGAATTGTCATCCATTGTTTAAAAGGGTTTTTTAATAAATAAAGAGTTATAGCATTGCTTATCAGTACAATATTTAAATAATATAAATAGTAACAAAATAGAATAGAAATTTGACTTAATAATATTGCTATCAATGCATTATATTGATTAATATCTCTAGTAAAATTACTTTCTCTAAATGCAGATGTTATTCCATCAGTACCTTAAATATTTGCACGGTGTGAGAGCCGGTTGAGTGGAGATGGAGGCTTTTTTAATTCCTCCTAAAAATTATAAACGATATTTAGTTTTTAAATAAGCATAAATATCGGACTCGTTTTGGGACGTTTCAATCACGCGTCTTATGATCATTTCCTTTACCTCAATATTACTCGCATATTGATTGCTAACGTGTTTACCTACCGTAATATCAGTTATTCCACCTACTACGCTCCCTAATGTCTTATTTTCGTTAATAGATGCGAAGGAATCTCCGCCAGAATAACATGCTAATTTTATTATTGAGAATGTATTAAGAGGCATATAACCATCATAAATTACATTCGAACCATCATACATATACATCCTGTTAGTATTTGGTTCTTGACCATTTTGAAAAGCATTACTACCTGACAGGAGCATATTATACCTATTTGGAATAATAGATATTTGTCGCATAACATAATAAATTATAAAAGGAGGACTAACAAGAAGTTCTTGCGAATTCCGTAAGGAAGCAGCTCCTCCGTCAAAGAGAGCTCCGTTAATACTCCACGTGGGAGTTACCCCAGCATCTCCTGCGAGTGGAACCTGGCCTGCTATTACTGGGTTAACTGTTTTTATATCATTCCCACTCGCATATAACTCTATCTTTGATAAATCTGTAAAATCCCACCATGCGACTGTATTACCGTCATTCAATATGGCTGGTGTAGATTTTCCAAATGCATAAGGATTAATTATCATCTCTTTTGTATATATCTTATGAATATTTTTTCGTGGATCATTGACGTATCCCATAGTCTAATTTTGAAAAGGTGCATTTCCAATAGCGATATTATCACGTTCAAAACCTGATGAAATATCGAGGACATTCCCTGCTGTGAATTCATCAATCAAATAAACACGCCTGGCTGCATTCTGTGCCATTTTGTAAGTTACATCTGAGTGGCGTATTTCGGCATTCTTAGCTTCGTCAGATGGTTCAACGCCCTGGGCAATAGCTAATGTATAGGCAGCCATAAAGAAGTTCAGTTTTGATTCTTCAGCTTCCTTGAGTAATGCAGCATTGGCATTTTGTTCTTCAATCTGAATCGACTTGATAATGTCCTCAATTGAACGTTTTTCTTTGTCATACGTGATTTGAAAAGTTTTGTACATTGCCCACTCCGGATGTGGTATCTCCGTTGGTTGTTGCTTTACAACACGAATATAAATACGTTGGTCGTAATCAATTGGAGGTAACGGTTCATAATCGGCATACCACTCTATTCCCTCACCCATATCTTGTAATGGTTCACCTAACATAACCGGACATGGGTTATAATTTAATGTTTCAAAACTCATTCTGTCAGCACTCCACTGAATTAATCTTCCCTTTAACATAATTTTTTAATTTATATATTTAATTTATAATGTTCCTTTAATATGAATTATTGCACCTTTTCCTGTTGTAACCGCTCCTACAGCATCAACACTTATCTCAATACGATCACCTACTATAAGTGTGGTGGAATCTGATACTAGTACATATGGAGTAGTAGCTGTTAAATTAGACAATTCAGTTGCATCAATAGTTACTTTGGTAGTAAATATAGATACCCCATTTTTTTTGATATTAACAGTAAATATACCGCCTGTAGCAGCAGTTGATAAGCTTAATAAAATATCTGTTAATGTGAATGTATTTAATATAGTATCAGTTATTTTTATTCCAGTAGTAATATCTGTTGTTTGATCTGATAAAGCGTAACCTAATATATCTAAAAATTGAATTTCAGATATTAATTGAGATGCTACTCCTATATCTTCTTTTGCGTCATTTTCTTCTTTAGTTGCATAATATAAAGTAAACACATGATTTCCGTCGTCAGTTGCAGCTGAATTCGCTGTAATTGACGCCTGTGCAAAAGCTGATCTATCAACATCTGCAATGACATCACCTGAAGGATTTTCCGTTGTGATTGCATCTGGATCATTAATATGAGTTGATGACTGCTTTGCCTTTGCCGCTAATCCACTAAATACTGAACCACCCGAAACCGGATTAACTGAACCTTCGTTAATGGATTGGTCTACTGTGATAGCCGTCCCGCTTCCTAACCTCCAATCTTGATCCGAAACATCCCATATGTATTTTTGTGGATCACTTCCAATTCCTGCATCAACTACAGCTTCATTACCTTCTGATCCTATAGGAATAGCAGTTTTTAAGTCTGTTAATGTAGGATACGTTCCTCTAAAATATTCATTTATTCCAGCAAGTTTATTTTTTTCAGTAGTGGTATAATTATTGTCTGTATGAACATAATTTTCATCAATAACTGCATTAGGATCTATTATAGGTAAATTATCAATTATATTAGCATTTATACGTTTAGATTCCTTGGGTTGAATATGAGCTGAATCTTCAACTTGTACAATATCATAAACATTTGATTCATCATTATTGTATGCAGTTACAGCCCCAATTGTACCACTAAAATCTGAACCAATTAAATCACCGTTTTGATAATGTTTAACTGCAAGATTCTGTTGTAACCAAACTTGATCCCCTATTGTTACTGCATGGTAAGTATCTCCATCTATTATTACATCACCTTCGTTAATTGAATTGTCTTTGATTAGTCGGATAGAACCTCCAAATGAGAAAGTACTCCCTTGGTCAAATGTTATACCATAATCCTTATATCCAAATGTTACTACTCGTTCATAATCATCAGATAGTAGTGTCGTAGTAATAAAATTAGCACCCAAGCCTAATATAAAAGGATTTCCAGTCCCTCCATTAATACACCCTCCTGGTAGCGCTGAAAATCCAAGTTCATTGGTTCTTACTTGTTCATTTACTGTCCAATATGTATCACTACTTTCTGATAATTTAGAAAAGGCCGTTATTGGGGTACCAGCAAAATCAATTAAAGTTTGCCATTCTTCCTGACTTGGTACATGCCATCCATTAGGTGCTATACCTCTTGGATCAGTTGCTGCATACCAATTATATAATCTACCATATATTATAGTTTTAGTCTCAATAGTTGCAGGTTCCCATTTAGATTGATCAATGCCATTAATTTGAGTTTGCAAATTCTGATCTTCTTCTTGTCTAGTTACACCCTCAGCATCAACTAAAGTTTTAGCAACTCCTTTCTTTTCATAAGGTAATAACGTGGATGGATCAGGAATAGTAAACACGTCTTCTAAAAGATTAGTTTGCGGATTACGTATTTGTTTTAGTATGTTTTTCATATTATGATTGTCTATTGTTCTTCAACTTGCTGAATCCACATTGTAACATTTAAATCTGTAGGTGATTCTTTAGATACTTGAATCTCTGGCAAAGAGAGTGGCATTTTACTAATCAAATCAGCAACTACACCTTTATCTTCTTTTTGAGAATCATGTAATTCTATCCAATTGCTATTTTTTCTATACTTAAGGCTGGATTGTCCAGATTCGCTATATTTTATAAATGCGCCATCTACTCCATTAAAATTAGACCCTATTAAATCTCCATTAAGATAATGTGTAACATTCAAGTCTTTTTGAAGCCAAGTCTGAGTCCCAATCGTTATCGATTGATACGCATTCCCATCATAATCAGTAGCAATTTGAGCAGTATTATCACTATCTCTTATTAATCTAATTGTTATAGCTGGTTCTTTCTTTGCATAAGTAAAACCAAAAATGGAATCAGCGCTTATTATAGCAGCGTCAATCCTATTATCATTTGTAATAGATTCACTAGTAGACCAGTATAAACTATAGTATTTTATAGCCCCGAACTCCCCTCTATAATAAGTTCCATTAGCAATAGCTTTAAATCCATATATATCAGTCCCTTGTTCGAAATCAATAGGCCCTTGATTAGCAAGCCAATGATCATATCCAACCTCCCTTAACGATAGTCCAGTTGCATCATCAACATAGTCATATAGAGTTTTCCATTCAGAGATTGATGGGACATGCCAACCAATCGGGGCAATACCCCTTGGATCTGCAACTGCATACCAATTATATAAATTGCTCTCTCCTACTATTGAAGGCTCTCCTGCTATCCATATTTTTGCACTATGCTCGGTAGGGGCTGCGTCAGTAATAAATACTTCCGGTAACTCTTCTGTCGTGCCACCATAAGAACTTCCAATAATAACATCTACTGATAGCTCTACATTAGATATACTAACATCTAAATCTAACATCCCCTCTCCGGGGATTATCTCTACGTTTAAATCCATTAAGCTTCTTCTTTAATTACACTTGGCATAATAAAAATACCAGTTAATGCTTTTTGTATTAGATTTTCAGTAAGATCTCCTTCCGTAGATGATTTTATACACATTATGTCTAGTACTATTTGCCCAAGCATATCTTTAGTATTATCACTGGATATAACGCCTTTAAGTGTTAATCCATTTCCATTAGTATCTAATAGTGGGCCATAGCCTTCTTTTGCTATCCTAGAGAATTTTGTAACAATATCGCTTTGAGTATATGCATAGACTATCATATTTTCCAGATCATTAAAACTTGTTATGTCCGGAATCGTAGAAGTACTAAAATTTAATGAGAAATAAATATCCTCCCCTTGGTATCTCTTCATATTGATGACTTTATATTAAAATAGGGACGACTAATTAAACCCGTCCCTATTTTTATTTTATAGAATAAATTAAACTCCCTGTATCCCTTGTGGTCCAACTAGTGATGCCCAATCAGAAATAAGTGTATTCAAAGCAGATAGAGTACCCGTATTTGAGTGGTCAACATAAATTTCAGCGGCCAAATCAGTAGATTTCATATATTGGTTGTCTGGACTTTGATATTGTTTGCTATATTCAATAACAAGAGAATCGTAAGTAGCAGTTAAGTCTACATTTAATTCTGGTTTAATTACTGGCCATTCTGTACGATAAGTAATACCTTTATACGCAAGAGCAGCTTGTTCGCGATCTCTAACAATATAAGCATTACCTTTACCTGGTTGACTTTCTGTCTGAACTATAGTCAATCCAACAATAGCGTCTTTTGCGCTAATTGTAAATCTAGCCTTAGGATCAGTAACATATGCAACTACTCTCAATTGAACTTGAGAATAAGGAGTGATTGCCTCTTTACCTTGAGTTCCAAATCCATTATCAGTTACACTTTTTGCAGTAAGAGTTATTATGCTCCCTACGATAGTAGAAGTTACACGAGCACTAGAACTTGTATTAATTAAAGCATTAAAAGCAATAGCCAAATCAGCAGGGACAGTAGTCTTTGCTATTACCTCATAAGAATGAGTAAATTGTCCAGGATGCTCGTATAGATCCCTATAGATACAACGCAATACATAACGATGACCGATTACAGGAGTAACTCCAGCAAAACTAATTACTGCAGATGCCACTGTTTTTGCAACATATGCATCGTATACGATGTTGGTAATATTCTTCCTAGAGATAACTTGCGTTTTAGCAATAGTACCATCGGTTTTAACAAATCCGAACTGAATCGATTTTGGGGCAGAAGCAAGAGTTGTAATTACACTAGATGCAGAAACTGCTCCAGTCTCGGCGTTAATTACCACTAAGTCTCCAGCAACAAGCGAGGTGCCAGCCGTGTTTACTTTTTTAGCAACGAATACCGTATTTGGTTTTTGTAACATATTTTTATTTTTATTAGTTTAAATTTTTGTCGACTCAGTTTAAACTATCGTTTAGTTTTTTCTACTTTCGTTAAAGATTTCCACGTTGAACTAAACTGAGATTTTATTACTCAATTATTTGAGCCTCCTGAGAGTAGGCTTGATACCTGTCATCAGAAGTATTTAATAATGCTAATTTTACCGCATTTACGATTATTTCATCCCAAGTGTGGTCTGGCATTATAGTTAATTCTACATTCCTATCTCCAGAGTACCAATCTAGTTTCGCTGGCAGGAATAAGTAAGTTATAGTATATTTATTTATAATATAGTTTTCGTCAGTATATAAATTTATCTTCCCATCTGAATAGACTCTTAATGGCCTTGCCGTCCCATTGTGGTACCTGTAAGGGCTTAATGAGTTCTGGAGACTCGAATCTATATTCTCTATTGTAGACTCCATTACATCGACTCTATGTACTCCTGACGGCAGTGCATTGGGAGTACTAATGTACGCAGTCTCTCCAAGTCCAATAAAGTAATCTATAGGGTACTCGAAAGTATATTTAGAGGACTTTAGATCATCACTTTTTGATATCATTGATATGGTTGGGATAATATCTACAGACTTGGTAACAGTTCTAAGATCATCTGATCTTTTTTGACTTTGCTGGAAGCCATCTTTATGTATATTTAAGCCAGAATATCTAGTCTTAATAAATCGTTCTATTTCTGTATTAACAAAATAATCTATTTCTTCTGGAAGAAATGAAGGCGAACTAGTAATTAGATTAGATTTATCGGCCTCTATATTAAAATTCCTGTGTACTAATTCGTTTGTCATATTTATTTACTTTCTAATTCATTTTTTATAGTCATCTTCAGATCTTGGTTCATCTTATTATCTAAATAAGATACTGCATCAGATAATGAAGTCCCTATAACATCCGTTCCGTACAAATAAGCATTTTTATTTTTTCGTAAAATATTTTTTGCTATTGCAGCCTCAATTAGGAATTCAGTATTTTTTGATTTATTATCAACCCATTTAGAAAAGAATCTCTCTGGGCTTCCTTCCACTTGTTCAAATAATTTGCTTTCTACGAGTTCAGCCGACATAGTATCTGCTTTATATCCAAATAGTCGCAAACACTTTCTCATGTCTTCTAGCGATAGTTTGTCAAATTCTTTAATAGCATCGCGCTTTCTCTTATTGATCCTATTAGACTCTTGAGCCTCAGAATCTTTGTTTATTAATACATAGTCTGCTCCTGGTTTTAAATCGTTTAATCCAATTGCAACTCTGTGATGATTCTTTAAAAATAGATATTGCAATTCATCCCAGGGTCTACTAGTGTCTAGAGCAAGCTCTTTATTAGTTATTTTTATAATAAACGTAACCCAATACTTGCTATAAGGGGCTAAAGTATTTGGTCCTAAATTTAATTCCTTTTCAAGTCTAAGGGCGTCTTCTTCTGTTAATCCAGTGTGTCTATTTCCCGATCTTGTTAATGCAGGCGCAATATAATCAAAGCATGATTTATATTTTATTACTTGGGCCCAAGCGTCTTTGCGCTTATGTTTCAATAATACTTCCATTTAAGTTTACTTAAGTATAGTAATTTTTATATTTATTTAATTGTTATGTGGGGTAAAATCAATCGCCCCACATAAGTATTTTAGCACATTGCCTTATAGTACAGATAGGCCTTCCCTGCTGGGGCGTCCTTATCCATTAAAAAGGCTTTTGCCATTTCATTTAATAATGAAGAGTTATTTGATAAGACTACGCTGTAATCAGAATATATCATGTTTACGGTATAGTACCAATCGTATTGATTAAATTTATCAAAATAAATACTCATTGATGATGCTATTTGATTAGTATCATTTAGACTAAGTTTCTGGCCCATAGTGCCATCTTCATTATGCATAGCAGCTACAGCCTTATTGGCTATATCAAGATCGAAATAAGGTCCATTTGCTACCATATATATTTCATTAATAAGATCATCATATTGATTAGGATGCAATAAGCACATATCATCTAGATGCTCATTAACTATATTAATAATTTCTATCATTGGCTTAGACTGAATAACAATCGGAGCTGCTTTTTCTATTAAATTCATAAATTTGCTCATCCTAACATTTTTAAGTAAGGTAAGTACTTTTTAGCCTTTGCTATTGCTGATGGATTTTTTACAAAATAATCGAATAGTGAGATAATCTCAATTGATCCTACTTCATTGACTAAAGTTTGTATTGCCATTAATAGTCTATATGCTTCTTCTTCACTCTTTACAGGAGATCTGAACGTCATCTCTTCTACCATTGGATAGACTTTCTTTGTGTCTACGGCTGTATCTTGTACAGTAATATTATCTTCCATCTTAGCTTAGGTTAAACTGTTACAAATAACTTAAGAGTTTCGGAAGGAGTCGCTTTGTATGTTTCGAATATATCTGCAGTAGCCTTCCCTAATGTATCTAAGATAAACTTATGTATCTTTTGTCTTTCTTCGATTAAAATCATTTCCATGACTTTATCGAAACTTATTTTAAAATAATTTTCTTCCATGATCTTAAACTTTAACCGTTTCATAAATTGCCAATGTTCCTGCTGCTGCCGATGAAATTGCTTGGAAAGCAGAAACTGAGTTAGTTTCAAATGGCTCTCCGCCTTCACCAGTTGCTGAATCTGGAAGCATTCTTACATCATAATCAGTTGTAGATACTGGAGTAAATAACCCAGTACTAGGGACCCTTTTCAAATAAATTGTCTGTGTTAGACTTGTATTCTGAAATCGAATATCAGCCCTAGACAAATTAGCTAAAGCGACTACAATTGCTGTAGTGCCTACTGTTATTGGACTTGCCATATCTCTTTAGTTTTAACCTAAGGGGCCGAAGCCCCGTTGGTGTTTTTTATTAGACAATAGTAGTCCCAGTAACTGTTGGGTGAATATGTGTCAAGATGGAACTTAACAAATATTGATTCTGATCGTTATTACTGATCTTATTATTAGCAGCAGTTAATTGATCTCTTAAGTTTTGAACATTAAGATCATTTATCAATGCGCGAGTTGCATTTCCGTCTGATAGGATAGTACTCTTTATTTCGCAGCAACAATTAGCCATTGCCATTGCATTTGCAGTTCCTTGAGCAATTATTTGATTAGTTGCATTTTGAACCTGCATTGCGGATGAGTTAAATCCTTGCAGCATTGTGGTATTTTGCTGATTAAAAGAATTCAATTGCTGTAAAGCATTTTGATTCGATTGAGCAGTAATATCACGGCCTAAATCATTGATAGATGTAAGTGTAGTAAAGTTATTAGTTGCTTGTGCCGTTGCAACGTTTCCTATTTGACTCCCGATTGACGCGAATCCAGCTGCATTAGCAGCAGTCTGTCCGGATGATATTGTAGCGTATGTGTTCTCCATACTTTCCAATTCATTCCTTAAATCATTTGCGCCGATCTGAGATTGTAATGTTTGCAGTTGGTTATTTATTGCTCCAAATTCTGCTACATTAGCGGTACTAGACCCGCCACCAAATAATCCATTTCCGTTATTGCCTATTAATCCACCAAGGATTAACCCAGCAATACCACCGCCAACTGCCCCGAGACCAACGCCCGAGCCTAGACCACTTCCACCCATTGCAGGTAAAGTCGTTGTACCATCTAAAGTAAGTGCCATAATTCTAAAGATTTAAAAGTTAATACTAAAAATAACTAATCACACATTGTAGATTAGCTATAACCTATGAATGCAATCGCAATTCAAAATATTTTTACTTCCATTTCGATAGTTTTGATTTTATTATGAATCAAACTAATCTAATTAATGTAGTATAGGTAAAAACCAATTTACCTATACTTAATTTTTATTAATCAATAACGTCCATGATCAACTCACCACAAGCACGTGGATCTCTAACCATGATACCAACTTCACCTAAGAAGTTTACCGAATAACCATCCTTTGCATTTGAACGAAGGGTGTTGATTGATTTGCCATATCCAGCTCCAGGGGCTACAGAACCAGCAGTATGCCACATAACCATCTCTCTGTCTTTCCTAGCTACCTTAACGATATTAGCTTCTCCATCTCTTGTACCAAAGTCCAAGAAGGTAAATCTATAAGACTCAACCGGTTTCCCAGTAATTGGATGTAACTTACGATTATGTACGATATCATCATACATTGGCAAATGCTTAACAGTAAGTTCAATACCGTTAGTCATTTTATAAGTAGTGAACTGACCACCTAAAGTTAGTTCTTGACCAGAACCAGTAACAAATTTACTGTCAATAAGATTATAGGTACCTGCCTTTTCTTTTAATACGCGGTCAAATTCACGCATACCCATTTCGCCTGTAAAGGCAACGAATTTACGTTCATTAGTTCCAAGCATATTATAAGACATGTCAGATAAGAAATCTTCCAATAAATCGGCATTTAATTCTGTATAATATCTACGATTTGCCGGGGCTATCTGTTGCAATAAACCTGCACCAATATATACTGGACGACCATTAGTACCCATTAATTCAGTAGTACCATCAGCACTAGCATTATATTTAGAGTATACCAATTGACGTTCTTGACGTTTATTCCATTCACGGGCAGCTTTCCATTCCTGGAAATCCGACCACAAGTAAGAAGTTTTACCAGTCTTAGGGTCTTTCAATGCGATAGCCAATACAGTACTATAAGCGGTACCTGTAATATCGTAAGACAAACGAACCGTAGTCAAATGATTATGCAGTTTAATATGAGTATTGTAATTGATGATATCTGCCTCTTCTGAGTACTCTTCGTAGGCGGAACCTAAACGAGATACCTGACATCCAGAAAGTAAATATTTACCCGGTACAAACGAAGTAGCCTGACTATCTGCAATGAAGCAAGTATAAACCCATTCATTTCCATCTTGGTAAGGAGCGCCCGACACACGTAATTGAAATTCCTTATCGTCTAATTCAAGTATAGCACCTGGACCGAACCACTTATCTTCTAGAGATAGCATTATCGGAGTATTACCCAGACCTGCCTGAGTTGTTGGATCGGTTACTGTAGAACCATTCCATTTAGCTGAACGAATAGTAACTGCACGATCAGAATCGATCATAACAGACCATCTAAATTCACGTTGGTCAATTACCATAGTCTTTCCAAGACCTCCTGTTAAGAAATCTAAGGCAGAACTATAACCATCATCCTTAGCACCAAATACGTAAGAAATTACGCTAGATACTTCGTGAGGTTTAACCAGAAGTGCATTAGAAAGCATATTTTCATCTACAAGATCAGAAAACCATTTTCCTTTGTAAAGCTGTAGGTTGTTTAAAATTCCATTATCCATTTTTAAAACTTAGTTTTATGTTTATTATTGGGGTCTTCGTAATAGTTGTTGCGAAGCTATAGACCATAGTGGTGCTGGAGACCCATTATTTATTGATTGTTTCGAACCACTTACTTTGTTTGTTTTCAAAGTATTTTTCAGTCTTTCTGTAGCAGACGTTTCTCCAGATCTTTTAGCATTTTCTATCAATACATCACCTTTCATTGTGAAGTATGCAGATTCTATAAGATTCTTGATCATCCGATTAGGATTTGAATAGTCTTTTTGATATTTGGTTTTACCATCAGATTCTATTTTTAAAAGATATTCCTTAAAAACTTTCTTATCTTCTTTTGGTATTTTTATTCCTCTAACATCCGAAAGGGCTTCTATTTGATCAACAACGCTGTTGTAAAAAATTTGTTGCTCCTTAACCGTATTGTCGTATGCAGTTCTTTGTTCTTCTAATAGCGCTTTTCTGTTTTGCTCTTTAGATTCTTTTAAAAATTCTATGGCGTCAGTAGCTTCATCTTCCAAAAGATCTGCATCTTGGTATTTTTCTAATTTTCTTTTTATCTGGGTATCACTGAACCCTTTTGTAGTAAGGAATTCACTTACTAGGGCTTTTTGAGACTCTACATTTGATAAGTCAACAGAATCATAATCAACTGATGTGGTACCATTAAAGTAGTCATACATAGTACCACCTGTTTTTATATACTGATCTAGAGAAGCGACCTCATCGTTAGCGTATTGAGGCGTGCTACTTTCTTCTACTGCTGACTTCATATATGATACGAAGTCTTCTACCGACTTTGGCTTTTCATCATCAGTAATATCATTCCATCCAACTTGTTCTGCTATTGCATCAAAAAATGCAGTCACCTGTTGAGATTCAGACTCATCTACTTCGTCCTCTTTTTCAGGCTCATCATCAGTAATAGGAATAATTTCCTTTACTTCATCTTTCTCTACAGTAGGAGTAGTTTTTTTCAAATCTGGTTTACCTGGGACTTCCACGGAATCGTCCTCATCCGCTAAGTCAAATGGACTTTGTACGTCCTTTCCATCAATTGCCTTAGTGTCTGTCGTAGGATCATCTGGATCTTCTACAACTTCAAACCCTTTAAATCTTTGTATGTCTTCATTAGGAGATAGTGTGTCGAAAATTGCACTAAAACCTCCCAGAGCGTCATTATTTTTATCTATCATAATTGTTTATTTTCAATTGTATTATTTTCTATTACCCTCTAGCCACTTATTGACAGCAAGTCTCCTGGCGTAGTTTGAGTTAGTATATTTTATTCCATTATTTATAACAACGCCACCTTTTGTGCCGGTAGTATCTACTATATTCTTTAAGTCTTTATTCGGCTTTAATACATTATCTCTAAGATCTATTATCTCTTTTCCATACAAAGGGTTCTCAAAAGTATCTATATGCCCACTAGAGGGGATTGGAACCCCAAACCAGGACCCTTGACTAGAGCCTTGCCCTGTCTCTATATTGTATTTTTGATCTGACTTTGCAGTTAGACCCTTATGGCTTAATCCCTGCCACGCCTGTATCTGGTGGGGTTCATCTTTATAGCCAAGTCTTTTTGCGAGTTGCATCTTTTTAGATAACGTCCTAACCATATCATCTCCGGGAGATGTTGCACCTTCTGTTGGTGGTGAAGTCATATGACCGGAGAAAGAGTCTTTTTTGTCTAAGTCATTTTCTGCAAGGCCTATAGCCATCACTGTCCACGCATCTTTATTTAATGTATTTGCGCTGCCAGCTATATCAACAGGAAGAGTAGTTGGATAAGATCCAGTCTTGAGATCTCTATTAGGATCAATGGCAAGACCAGTGGTTGCTCTAATTTTTCTATTATCCTTTATATTTATATACTTTGGCGTTGGATCTCCTTTCACTATTGGAACGCGATTAGTCTCAGACTTTATTCTATTTGGAGTAGATACCATTGTGGACGATTGTAGTTGTTGCGTATCTAATAAACCGACACCTGGCGTAGTCAATTCTGTTGGAGGTTTAGAGAAGTTCTTCCTCCAATCAGAAATAAGTGACTTGTTTGTTTTTGTCACTATCTTTGGCATATTATTTTTCACCAGTTACCTTGTTAGAAATCGCAGTTTTAGCTTTTAATCTCTCGCGCTCCATAGCAGAATCATCTTTCATTTTTTGTAATTGTTTTTGGACATCCATTTTTCGATTCTCAAGATTTATTTTATCTCTATCAGCATCTGCCCTTAATTTTGCGGCCTGTTTATCAGCTTCAATCTTTCTTCCTTCTAAGTCATGCTTTAATGAAGACTCTCTTTCTTTTTGACTTCTTTCCATATCTTTGTCAAAAACAGCGGCATCATGTTGGCTTTGCTTTAATGCCATATCTGCTATTTCCATTACATCTGGAGTCCCACTTGCATCTGCATCCATATCAGCCGTTCCTTTATATGCACCAATTTCTGCTACTGTTATTCTAGTAGAATTATCAGAATCAGTCTTATATTTAGTCAAATCAAGTTCTTGTTGTTTCAGTAGGACCTCTTGTTGTTTAACTTCATTCTGAACCTGAGACAACTGCATTTGTCTTTGATTTTCTGCGTCTGCCGTCTGTTGCGCTTGATCGGACCTAGTCTTCTCTATCTGTGCCAACTTAGTCTTAATTGCAGAAATACTATCTAGCGTCATTATCTCGGCGATATCCAATATACTGGCTCCATTTTGCATCGCAGGCTGATACAATGATTTTATCGCCTCTAGATTCTGTAAATCTTTTGTAGAGTCAGATACAAATATATCCATTTCTTCATAAAAGAAATCATCAGCAAGTTTCATAAATACCCTAGTAGAGTCATTCATAACGTATTGAATATTCTGTCTAGCAGAATCCCTCCAACATTCTTTTGCTGTATTTAGCAACATCCTTAGTGCGTTTTTTTTGCATTGATTATGCATCCAAAATAATGGTTGAGTTATACTAGCAGAGTTTTGAACTGCCTGATTTACATTCCCAACCAATTCACTTGATGTAATCTCTCCCTGTCTTTGCCTACTAACACCAGATATCTCGGATAACATGTCTTCTATCTTTGCCATAAGACTTATATACTGGCTTATAACATCAGACATCGTTAGATCGAGTGCAGATATTTGATTAAACTGAGCAGCCTTCCCGCCCTCTCTGCCTGGTATATCCCAACCTTCTTCATATGGATTAACAAAGTTAACTCCAACCGCTGATAGATAATGCATCCATTTAGCAGCATCAATATTCATGGATTTAGGGATTTGGGTAATATCCATTGTGATTACTTTACCTTTATCCCTTGATAAGGCTAATTCTAGCCTGTACCATATAATTATGTACATATATTGGAGAGGCTTCATTATAGATACGAGAGACCTTGACTTCGAGTTTGTATTACTATAAATAACTCCAGAGTATGGTAATTTTTGTGAATTTAAATTATCTGCAGATACGAATTGATATTCTAAAGGTTGAACTCCAACATAACCATCTTCTCCGAATCTATATCCCTCCCAGACCTCTATAACCCACTTCCATTCTATATTTAATTCATTTCCTATAACCATGTAATCCTCACTAACGATCATTTGTTGTGGTTGATTATTTTCATCCAGTATAGTAACAAACCCAATTTTCTTATATGATTTCCATGTAGCGTGCCATAAATTTAATTGGTTTGATTGGTTTATATTATCGTCTCCAGGACCTGTAACTGTTTTCACATCTAAATGAATGTAGTCGACTTTAGACCTGTCTGAACCATATCCAGCAGCTCCTGGTTTAGAATTTGTCATTTCAAGGAGCTTGTCTAATTGCTTTTCGTCCATCTTATCATACAATCTATCATAGATCTCAGTATAAGACATCCTCATCCTTCTAACTGCCCAATCTCCATTTTCAATAAACTCTAAGTCTGGTGAATGATCATGTCCAAAATACATTGGGTTCACTCTCTCCATATTAGGTTCGCCATTAATTACTCCAGTATAGTATATTTCTTTTCCAGCTATTAATGCATCCTTCCATCCTTTCTGGAACTCATGATCTAAACCAAGTTTTTCTTTTAAATAATTTAGACTATGATACGCAGCACTTTCTGCCACATCCTTATAGTCTTTTGTTATAAATGATGCTATTTTTTCTGGTGGCATCAATTCTCCAGTAGATAATTTATCTTGAAACTCTTTTGCTTGGTCTTCCGACATTCCGGCCATAACTTCTGCCATCATATAATCAACCATCATCTTCTTCATCTTCTCTTGAACGTCAGAGGCAGCATCTTGGCTAGTCCTAATGACCCTAAAGTTAAATGGATGTTTTGTTTCTTCGCCTAACAGCAAATCGATTTTAGATCTAATTATGTTAAAGTCTTGCGGGCTAGCTGGAAATCCATCATCCTGTTTGAATGGGTCTGTTACATATTTTAAATCTTTTTCATTGAAGATACTATTATATAAGTCGTAATAGGTTTGCATCTCCTCGAAATTAGTTCTATCGGAACCAGAAGGAACTATTTCGCCCATTCCAATAATATAGTCTACGCAAGCCTCGCCCCATTCTTTATTCTTTTTCTTGAGCGCTATTTTTTGCGCAGGAAACATAGTTGTTGTGTTATTCATCTTAATTCCAATTTATATCTATTGAATTTTTTGTTATTTCTTCTAGGCCGCTATCATTTGAATCCCACCACTCTTTGCCGAATAATGGTTTATTAAAGAGTATATTTTTTCTTACTTCTATATTCTTTTTCTTCACATGCATATTGTGTAGTTGCTGCCTATATATCATGACCATAATAAGTGCTATTACTCGGTCAAAATTACCTTTATCATTATATTGTATTAACTCTTCTAGTAAAGGTTCTGACAGAATAGTAGTAAGACATTTTTTACCGGGAGCAAATTCCTCATTAAGATACTCCTTAATAAGACCTTCCCCATAATCCTTTATTTGGGTATTCATATGGATGCCTTTTCGTCTTTGTACTGTAGACTTGCCTATAATATCATTTATAATATCAGGTTGATCCGCTAGCAAATAATCACAATGCTTTTGTGTGAAGTATGGAAATATACCTTTACGTTCATTTTCATAAAGCAATCTAGCATTATAATATAGTAATAATTTACGTACATTCTCATAATAATCTTCTGCCGTATCAGGTCTACCAGTATACTCGGCAACTAGGATATCATAATATGATTCAAAGTTTTGCATACGTTTATATATAAATGTAGCACCTAATGAGTTGGTCCCAGCTTTATCGTGATCATCAGTTTTGTTATCGCAAGGCTTTTTATCCTTACTTCTATATGTCGCCATATAGCTCAGCGTACATTATCAAGTTTGATTCTTGTCGAGCACTCTTGGCAGAATTATATTTATTCATCTGCTACGCGTTACGGTGATAATTAGCCTTTCGAAATCTAATTATTTACCTCGGTGTTTTCTACTAGAGACTTTCACCGATTTTGCTCAATTCTTACGACATACATCGCACCGCTAGTTTGTCAACGGGTCACAATTGTGTGTGACGATATTCCTACACATATATGTGTGTGTATCACATTCAAAGTTATAAACAGTACCAGTGTATTTTGATTCTGCTATATTCTCTATTTTAAGGAATATGTATTTGTTCACGAAGTAGACTACTGCTTTCTCTACGGTGTTTCTGGGTAAAGACGATGAGTATTTCTCTATTTCATTAATTTTTCTGCTATTTAGTATACTAAGATCTAGTGGCAATATTTTTTTTATTTCTGATGTTGGAATTGATACCTTATATGATTCTTTGTGTTTATATTCTTTATTATTAAATATAGATATACCTTCTTTTGAGTGTCTGACTATACTATTTCTAATTTTCATTGAATATAAAATATCTTGGATAGACTCTAGTAATGTTAAATTTATACTAGTAAATGATACTCTTAATTTTCCTTTATCAAAATATGCAGATCCATCTGAATCTAAATATCCAGATATAAAATATTTTTTTAATTCTTCTGGTGCATATTTAACCCATTCTGGAATTCTTTTTCCATATGAATATCTACCAAATTCATTCTCTAAGAAATCATATAATATTTTATAAGTAAACCTAGTAGTATTTCCACCATTTTTAACACAAACTAATGTTTTTCTATGGAACAATGAATAAACTACGTTTTTATAAAAATTTGCTTCTTCAATTTGTTTGATTCCAAATGCAACATATATATCATGAGATTGACTATTCTTATTATTAAAACCATCTCCTATCCATATACCTAGAAACCACCAAAATAATGGATCATTGTAATTAAAATCCTCTGTAAAATATTTAGATATAATATCTATATAATTATTATTACTATCTATATATCTATTTGGTATTTTAAGTACATCTCCTTTCTTTAATTCAGATGCTTTTTTGAATCCAGAATCTAATAATATAGGATGCTCTTGAGTAAACGTCGTAGTCCTAAAAGATCCATTTGGTTTTACTTTAAATATAGGTTCATCTACTTTTTCATATCTTTGTAGATTTACGATACTCTTTTCCAATCCATCTTCATTTATCAATTTATCTTCAAATGATACATCTTCTACGTTTTTTAATCCATAGTCAGTAATTACTTGCTCTCCTGGTAATAAACACCCCGCTATGTATAATTGCCCTGATGTGTCTTGTGATGGGTGTTCCCATATTACTATTGATCCTTCATGCTTATCGTCTCTACCTAATGGGTATTTAGTTATATCTCCTTTTTGTTTTATTTCCCAACTCAATATTCCATTAACATAATTCAAATCACCGACCTGCTTATATGCCTGTAGCTTCTTATTTGTACGTATTGAGGCCAACTGTACCATTAATTCCTTCTTAGGGAATATGTTCCCTGTGAGTTCTAAAACAGCTTCCTGAGGAGTTATAGGGTTCTCTGCAATATACCTATCAATAGCCCTTGAGTCAGAGGATCCGTCAACTACTTTCTTGCGCTCGGTCATGGCATAATCAACAGCTTTAGTCTTAAGACTATTACCATTCTTATCCATAAACATTCTATGTCCATTTTCATCTAGTACAGACATATTGGCGTATACAGGAACAAAAAAAGCACATTGATTTGCATCAGCCCCTTCATCCCATATGTTTGGAAACGATTTTATATTATATCCAGATGGATTATAAAACATTTCTTTCAGTCCATCAAATCTAGAACCTTCATCACCACCAGTCCCAAATGCTATCATTAGACCATAAGCTTTACCATCTTCTTCTACAGAAGGTCTAGCTATCTGCCACGCCTGAAGTATATCCTTGAACGATCCTGCCTCTTCCCATAGGATTAGTTGACCACGTTTACCACGAGCCTTATTGGGATCATTCTTTAATGATACTCCAATTATCTCAGACTTATAACCAACCTCTATTTTATTACCCATTTCATCTGTAGTAATAATAGAAGCCTTTCTATGCATCTTTGTATTAATAGCCTGACGTTTTTTCGCCCATGCAGTATGTTCATCTATGAAGTCCATGTAATCCCAGGCCTTCGTAAGTAGACCATCTCTAACTAAATATTCAGTTTCAGATGCAATTGCATAGCCTTTAGAGTCTGGTATCAGATAATAATTTCTATCGAGCATCGATCCTCCTTTAAACGAAAAACCTTTACCACGAGCCTTTAAAACTGCCATGTGAGCACCTTCCTCTTGCGCTTCCTGAACGCCCATAAAGTAATAGTAGTCATAATCATAAAAGTCAGGAAATTTCCTAGCCTTTTCTCTGCGCATCTTCATGTTACCAAACCTATCCTTATATTCAAATTCGACTAATCTAAGTATCGGACAATAATTTAAGTAAAAATAATTATACCCACTTATCCAATCCCCATCAGGGGCAGTATATCCTTCTACGCATCTAATGGCCTCAGTATCCCAATAGGTTAGATACTCAGTAGTTCCATATGGGGAAAAACAGTATAGTCCATGTTTTTGGAAAAAAATTGCTGGCGCTCTAAATTTTTCGCTATTTTTTATTTTTTTATTAAAATCTATCATGCTCTTTATATATACCAATAACTCCCTTAGAACAATTGGTTAAATTGCTAAGGGAGAATTTATTGGAATTTAAAATTCTTTTACTAGAGTTAATCATTAAATGATATTAATTTTTCAACCAAAGTTTAAATTGTCCGTACTTTGTTTTAATATAATTATATAATTGCCTAAATAGCTTAGATTTTTTAGATAACTTAACAATTATGATCCTATCTCCTGATTCAAGTTTTAATTGATTTTCTTGTGGCAATTTGGTGACATCTATAGGTGTGTTTTTAGCCTTTTTACGTCTTTTATTATATGGTTTTTTTACTTGCGTAACAACATCAGTGTACCCTGTACCAACCGGAGCTACTATTTCATTAATTTTAGGTTCAACCGCTTTCGCTGGAACCTTATTTGTGGTATTATTCATAATCAATAATTATTGTTTAGTATTCTAAACGTTGTTTAATTTAATTTGTTTTACTAGCAGTTAATGATTCTACAACTTAATTCCTCAATCAGGGACACACATAGACTCAGAACCAGAAGATACTCTTTCTAGTTTTTCATTTTGAGAATTCGCCCTTCTTGCTAATTCGCGTAATTTAATCTCATCGGTTAATTCGTTTTTGCCCATTACTATTAGTTTTCTTTCTCCTTTATACGAATATAATTTGAATACGATATCACCAGATTTAACATCAACAATGTCTTCATTATAAATCAATTCAGAGTCTTCTTCGATTAGATAACATGCGCTCACTTCGCTATCAATAGTGTTTATTTCTACTAGTTCTAATGTTTCTGTATTAAACATTGCAGCACTATAACCACCTTTACTCATTAATATTTTGTTCATTTTGTTTTAGTATATTTATTATTATATCACTTATATTACTTGTCTGGATATTGCTCAATGATCTGTTTGCTGGGTGTGGTGCAAATACCATGGGACAGGTGTCTCCTATATTCCCCCATACATTTTCTAATATACAGACTATTTTAGACATACTCAATTATTGTTTGGTCTTTAATTATATCTATGCATTGCATAACCTCCTTCTGGCTTTCTGGTTTCATTAATATTCCTTGGAAATCTTCTTCATTTAGTTTTGCTTTAAATAACTTCCATCTCAATGGGAATGCATCGTTAGCAAATCCTTTTGTCTCTATTATCCAGTCATTATCCACTCCACAGAAATCTGGTGTATAGGCTATCTCTCTTACGTTCTCAATTAGATCAAAACGTTTAGTAGACGATAGTATTTTCTTATTGCTATCCCTAGTAATCTTACCAGTATCCTCATAACATCTAAAGTTTGATTTAAACTTTTGTATCAATACATATGATGCTGGTTGATATATAAATGGAATACGATTCTCTTTAAGTAGTTTGTAACAGAATAGCTCTAAACCTGATTTAAACTTCTGACCATCATATTCGTGGGTCTTTGCATTCTTTACTTTAACATTTACCATCTGTAAGATATTTTATATTATCTAATTCTTGTTTTGCTCTATATTTGTAGAAGACCATCCACTCTTCATGTATAGTTGATTTAATCTCTTTGGCACTCAGAGTGCACGCGTCTTTAATCATTGTTTATCCTTTAAATGATCTATTGGCAACCGTACCACCAGTATCAGTCATTATATAATATGTTGAATTTTTATACAATGGCATAACCGATGTATCAAAAAATGTTATTACCGCATATACATCTTGTTTATCTTCGTCAGACCATCCAAGTGTACATTCATTAAATACGTCTGTACTTTTATTTTCCTGTATATAACTATAAAATCCGCCGAGCATAGTGTCTGTTTCTACCATATTCTCATCTATTCTACGTAGAATAAAAATAGTCCAATCTTGTGTCTTATTAAATTTAATTGTATCCATAATTGTATTTATTTATTTATATCGACTACTCTATTAAAGGTTTTCGTCATCTCCTTATTAATCAATTCTCATTTGGTCAAATTCAACCTTGCCATCTTGTATTAATTTCTTTATATTCCTCTGGCCCTCACTTAACTTAGACTCACCTGATTTAATCTCGAGGAATACTATCTTATTTTCTTCAAATATAATATAGTCTATTGGATTACCTAAGAAATGTGCTTTCTTTGGATTGTATTTAAAGTCTTTTAAGAATGGTGCTAAGTTCTCTGATATCTGACCAAGTCTAACTTCAGATGATTTCTTTTGCGATAAAAGTGTAGAATATTCATAATCCTTTGCCTTTATTTTATCTCTTAAGTAAAGTACCTTTATATATAATGATGGTATTTTCCATGCGACCCAAGCGCAAAGCAAATAAAATAGTATCCAAAATAATTGTGTTAATCCATCCATATTATATCGATTTAGGTATTATTGATAATGCCTCGTAACTAAAATATTTTAAATAATTTTGCATATCAAAGTGACAATCTGTTGTGCCGCTATTTGAGTATTCTAATTTAAGTCTATTATCAATAAGAGTTCCTGCGGCTATTGCTTTCTTTAGTTTAGGGGAACCTTTATAATATTTTATTGTTTGATCTATATATGCCATATTATCTTGATTTAGGCATTTCATAATGACCAACCTCGCTACCTCCTTGTACCCTGGAAGATTCTAATTCGTCCTTACGCACTTGTTTCTCTAACGAAGTAATAGATTTAACTGTCTTGTCTAATTGACCACCTGCAGTTAATGCCTCTTTAACCATCCTCATATCTAGAGTCCCCGACACAATACTGTTTAAATATTTGCTTATGGCACTTAACGCATTTCTATATCCAGTCAATAGCTGGAGTAATAATGTGTCAAGGAATTCTAAATACATTTCTTCTGCGTGTATAATATCTTGAGTAGGCTCCCAGTCTTCAATAAATAATTCTTTGCGTAATTTTGCATCTCTATATTCCAGAGGCATTGATATTACGTAAGGACTATCTGGGTGATGTTTAAAGAATATATAATCTATATATTTAGTAGCTAATTCTTTATCTGTATTATCATTCCATATCTTTTTAAAACATGGAATTTCTAATGTGTCTTGATGTATTACTACTTTACCACCAACTATATCTGCTAATTTATTGTTCATAGAACACTCAATTGTTTTAATAGAATCTTAAATTCTTTTTTGGTTTTAATTATTCCAGAAAAAATTTGATTATCATCTCGTTTTATTCTTATCAGTTGGATCTCGTTACAATTTCTATAATCAAATGGTCCTCCATTTATAGAATGTTTTGACCCAGTAATATACCAATTTAAATATTCTAATTCATAACTAAAAGTAAAAAGACCCATTGTAAATTTATAATAGAAGATTGGTTTATTATAGTTCTTGTCATAAGATTCTTTTATACATTTAAATCCAAATAATTCTATAACGTCTTTATTTATTTTCTTATTAAACATTTATACCTAGTTGTTTTAGTAATATAATAAGTTGTGATTTGTTTTTAATTGTACCTTGAAATACAAACCCATCATCTTTTATAATTTGAATAAACAAATCATCATCTATTAATAATTCGAAATCATCTTTATAATATTGATCTTTAATTGTTTGAATAAATCCTAATGATTCTATATCTTCTTTATCAAGATATTTAACTCTAATTCCGCATCTACCATTTTCAGAATTCTTTCCATTTAATGATCTATTTACATATGCGTTATCATTAATTCCAAATATTTCTTTAACCCACTTAGCGTTATCGAATTGCTCTTGTGATTTTACAGTGCCATCTTGAAAATTTTCTTTTGATTCATACTTGAACCCGACATAAAGTTCTTCTATTGTAGGGGTATAATACTTATCCATTTGACTGTGATAATTCTTCTTCTATTGTCGCTTGTCCTGAAGCAACTAACTTCTGCGTATCGTTATTTGACATAGTTTCTACTATAGTTACAGTTGGTAATTCTACTATAATCATCTTTGCAAACACTTCACCTATCTCATATATTGCAGGAACTGAATCTGTGTTTGTCTTAAATTTAGCTACAATCTCTTGTGGAGAATCAGACATGAATGTTGCTACCGCATTAGTCAATACTAGCGAGTTACTATAGCAATTATCATTTATAAATAGCATTGCAACATACCCATCTGGAACATCAATCTCTAGACCCGTTTTGTATTCCAATACAAGTCTGCCATCTCTTCCGATTGCCGTAGATATATTAGTACAAGTTAATTCAAATGCATTTCCGTTGGAAGCTATTTGTGGCAATGTTGCCTTTTCGTCTATTTTGTTTATCCTTAATTCCATTTTGTTTATTTTTTAATAGGTGGTTTCTTTTTTCCGCCGCATTTTAACTTATTCATTTTTTCTTTTTTATTGTCTGTTATTGCTTCATCCATACACCTTACTACCCACTCCATAAAATATGCATGTGGTTCTCCACCTAGGTCAATCAATTTAGCACCAAGGTGAGTATATATTGTATCTGTTATATGACATGCTTCATGCGCTAATACTCCAGGCGTTATTTTGTCTAACTCTAATAATGCAACCCATATACCATATTTATCTGTGTCTTTTTTTATATTTATTTCAGACACGCAAGCTTTCCAGTTTCCTATTATCTCATTTGATGCATCCCTATCTTTTGGTTCGAATACATCATCTATCTGCTCTTGTGATGGATTTATTAAAACCCAAAATTGAATTGGGAATATATCTGAGTAGAACTCATGTATTATCATTTTCTTATTCTTCTCCATATATATACTATCCCCATCATTTGTTTTCTTATCATACTAAGTCTAAACCCATCTTTAAGTTGCTTCAATGCATATCCTTTATCTGAATTATCCAGGTCTCTTTCGGTACAATTTAAAGACATCCCATCCTCATCTATGAAGAAATTAATATCGTGGCCCATATTAGCCTAACTTTTTAATGAATGTGTTCCTAATATCGCAACCAGCCTTTCTCTCTATACAAGTAGTTGATTTTTCTTTATTTCCCTTACAAATTACATTGTATACTGCATAATCAAATGCCCTTGTTGCTACATTCTTCGTTATTAGATCTTCTTTCTTTTTGTTCATCTGATAATATTCTTTTTTTACCTTTTAGTCTATTTTTTAATCTTATTTTAAACAAATACGCAAACATAAAAGTTTTTTCATCATCTGGATTTGATATTCTCCTAGATGCAAATATGAAAGGGTGATTACAAATCATTGACACAACCGATTTATGTAGCTTGTGCTTATCTGCTAAAACAGTATATATGTCTGTGTTTTTGGATACCATGATTTATTTACTATAATATAGTAATCATTATATAAGTTACGATTACATTTATTATTTCTTTTTGTTTTGTATTCAGCCAATTCCTTCTCTGCTTTCCTTTGGCCTTTTGATTTCCATTCAAGTTTATTGTCAGAAGTAAAATAATATGTGGTATCTTCTGATCTGAATAATCTAGACCATAGAGATGGACATTTAGTATAACTAGTTGGATTATAGTAGTTCATTTTCTTTTAGTTTTAATATCATTGTTATTTGGACTGTCTTTGAACCTATTACTATAGGGGTTAAGGCTCTACTCATAACTAACATCCCATCTTCTATTACGAATATCTTTTTCTCTCTAAACATTTTTATATATCTACATAGATTATCTTTTGTAACTGTAGTTACTCTCATCACATGACGTCTATTCTCCGTAGAGTCTATTGGAGCTTTACCTCTTCTGGATTTCATGTTCTTTAAGTATAAGTCCAAGAAGATAGAGAGCAATTCTAACTCTCTATCTGTTAGATCTAATAATCCATTTAAGCTACGTAAAAACTCATAACCTAGATTGTCTGGAGATATGGTTTTTATAAACTTGTTCATTATGCTTTAATCTTTTCTAGTAAATCAATCATATTATAATGTACTATGTATGATTCGCTTAACATCTCTAGACGCTCTCCAGAGATATCACGTCCATCAATTTTATTTAACTCTAGTTGTTTTGATATATTATCTAATTCTATCTTGAACTCAATTAATTTAGAATCGATTCTATTATCTCTTTTATTAATAATATTGCGCGATTTAGTTACTTCTTTAATCAAAGAATATATATCATCATGCTGAGACTGGGCTTTACTATTTAAGTCATTTATTGTATTAGATAATTCACTAATAGTCTCTAATTGCAGATCGTGCAAATCGATATACATTTTTAATTCATTAGCCAATTGTTTGTAGGTTAATTTTGGCTCTTGTTTTGACTTAGGATCTTTAATAGGATCAAACCATTCAGTTACTTCAAAGAATTCATCTGTTACGCTATTTGGAGATACGACCATAGAGGTGCTAATTAAATAGCCTTCTCCAACACAATCTTCTATATTAAAAAAGTCTTTTGTGTTATCCATTCTTGATAGTGTAGTCCCAGGTAGTAATCCCATCGTCTCTTTAATTACTTTAATTGTCTTAATATTGCTCATCATAATCTATCTATTAGGTCTAATATCTTTGACACAACTGTATCAATAGCCTCTTTTTTATTTGCTCTATTTAATGCATCAAGCATACCAGATAAGGTAGCGATTGTATTTAGTGCTTCTTGCTTTTCCATTTTGTTTATATTGTAGGGTTATTAGTTTAAGGACCTACATATATATAAACGTATTTAAATGAAAAAGGTTGTATCGGAAATAAAGTAATATTAAACTTTGTATAAAAAAGAAAGGAGGCCTCAACCTTTTGGTCCAGTACCTCCTTAAATAACACAACTAAAACAAATTTTAAATTTCCATTACACCCCCACTAGTTCTTTTTAAATTCATAGCTTCTACGGCTAATCTATCTACTATATCGTTTCCTATTATGCCTGAATGCCCTTTCACCCATTTAACAGTTATAAATTCGCATTTACTTATCACGGTATATACCTCTTGCCATAAGTCTGGATTTTTTATCTTAACAAATCCTTTTCTTGCCCATTTATCTAACCACCCGCAATTGATAGCGTTCTCTATATATTTAGAGTCTGTGTGTATTATTACTTCTCCACTAAATCCATTATATACTTCATTTAAGACTAATCTAATGGCCTGTATAAAACCATTTAGTTCCATTCTATTGTTTGTAGTATACTCACTGTAGCCAGAGTAAAAAGATATAGTAGAGTCTTTGAATATTATTGCTGCCGAAAATCCGCCTGGGCCTGGGTTGCCAGCGCAAGCTCCGTCGCACCAGGCGTTCAATACATCTTTCATTATACCGTTCTTGCTAATACTTCGTAGTAAGGTACTAATAATGAGTCTTTAAGCAGGTCAAAATCAATTGAACGTTTATTTGGGAATACAATTACATCCCCTATGTTCAAATGAAGCAGCCCATCTTTATATTCCGTTACCCGTAATGATGCAGGTATAGATATAATGGTGCCCTTACGCAATAGGGACTCTGTAACGACATCTTTGATTGTCATTTGCATAATTGGTTCACCTTCTTCGTTCTTCTCTCCTGAGTCCTCTGGTACAGTTAGGGTCTTTGTGACCTTTTCTATTTCCATTGGCTTTACAAGTATCATATTTGCGAACTCGTATCCTACATTATTAGCCACTGCGTTTGCCAATATAGTGTTATCCACGTTTTCAATAGTTAATTGCTCTTGGACATTTACTGTATAATCATTTACTTCTTCCATTTTTCCTCTTTTTATTGGTTTTAATTCTCCACCGTATATTGTATTTACTATATTCCCTATGTTTAATACAGCCCATTTGGAGCTTTCTGTTTTTAAATATTCTTCTTTATGCCTATTTGAAACCTTAGTTATATCATCTATATCACTTTCCATATAACTTGTCTAATGCGTTATTTATCCTTATTGCTAATTCGGTGCTGTAATCCATCCTCTTTTAACTTGTTTAATAATGAATTAAATCTCCACATTTGCCTCATAATAGCATTTGCTAGTAATAGTATCATACTATTTATTAACGGATGTAGAGCATACCCTATACAGATAGCTATTACAAAGACTATTGATTCGTCTATTAGTGTCATGATAACATTGTTTGAGCTCCATCATATTAATATAAACGTAATTATAACAGCCTTTGTTTTACTTCTCTTAGTTTTTATTTATCAATTGAACATAGTTTACCCCTTGAGACCGGCCATTATTCGGTTTGTTTTCAATTAACTTCCTCGTTAAACCCGTACGTAACCTTTCGGTTTCACCCATCTGCCTATCGCAATCTCTCCTTCTTAGCTATTTCTAGCAGCAGCATTTAACTTGTACTCTTAATCTTTTGATACTACCGGAGAAAACTAATAGACTAACTAACGGCCTTTTATTGACTATAAATGCATAGAGTTTGGCGCTTGACCTTTATCTCATTTAAGTACTCACCTACTACCTTTATATACGTCCTCTGTTAATCTATTATAATCCGATGTCTAACCCTTATTTGATTACCTTAGGGTGATTCAGCCTTTGGAGACTGGCATCGACTATATAAACGTATTAACCTATAATTTGTTGTCAGTGTTGTAAAAAATTTTCTAAAAAAAATAATTAATCACATGTATGACCGCGTGAAATGAAAAATTTTTGGTAAAATAAAAAATTGATGACATATGTGCGTGCGTGAAACTGTCTATGTCAAGCTCCCGGGGTAACGAAGTGGGATGGAAGTCCCCCGTCTATTCGTCTGAATCGATCAAGATCGGACAAGTATTCTTACTATAATGATGGTAAGACTGCTCTCATACAATCATTAGGGCAGTGTTAGGAACACTTTGTCGAGTTAAGACTTAGACATTGGTTTAGACACCTATGGAGCTAGTACAGCACTGCCACTCTCTCTGCATATGCATGATGCATGTGATTGAGCATTATACTAAGTTAGTAATAAGAATAAGCATAGTGTTGCAGTCATGCTGCCTATGTAATGATATAGGATACAGCAATGCAATACAGACAGCTATTGGGCACTCGACCACATTCTATCCTACTTTTACGCTAATAGAAGCTCATTCTAAAGGCTAATTTAGACAATTCGTACTATAAGGGCATTATACTCCACGTGACGTGTATAGTGTCCTTATATGTACCCTGTTGAAGTCAGGCTACCATTGTAATTAATTAATATTAACTATATAAATTCATATCAAATGAGCAGATCTAATCTTATCAAAGTAATTATTATTCTTGTAGCTACTATCTTAGTAACATGCCTTGCTACAAGTTGCTCTTCTCCAAGTCAGTATAATACAGAGAAGCCATTGCCACTAAAGAACATTATCGAATTGTATCAATACACCGTAACTTACAATACTGGTGTAACTGTTAATGCATATTGTTATGCAGCTGACAAGTATGATGCTCAACGGATGTTTGATGCGAAGTGTGGTGATAATTATCGCTCGAGTTCAATTAAAGAGATCGCCACTATCAATAAGCCATTCGCGGTGTTTAGATAGGGCATACAAGCTTGTAGGTGGCATGCTAAACCTTCATTGTACTAATATACCAGATTGCATATAAAGTGTCTTAAATGAGCTTAAAATGTATAATAAAACATAGTAATAACATAAGTAATACATTATCAAAATGAAACTTACAGTTAGAAAAACATTTACATTAGAAATGTCAGAAGATGAAGCAAGTGTTATGATATCTTCACTCAATTCAATCAAAATGGCAACAAACCACATCTCTATGATAAAATTGAGGGATGCTGCGCTTAATGCAGAACTCTACAATCGAGTTGGGACCATAATAAACGCTCTTGGTGAGCTGCAGGTATTGAAATTAACAATCGAAGAAGAGTAATAATAGTATTATCAGATAGATACTGATCTACTATTATTACTTTATAATGCCATTCGGGTCAAGCTACTTATTAATAGAGCATAGGCTGAAATGGAAGCATTTAGGCATTTTTTTTTTGAAAGGTCAAGCCGCCTTTGTAAGGAATTGCGCAGGGACAGTGTTCTCTGTAAATTGATTATTAACCCCTTAAAACAATATAAAGTATGAAATTTAAAGTACAATCTGCAGAGATCAAAGTGGTTGAAGCAGGAAAACAGAACGAAGGCTCTGAATATATCGTAGCTATTGTAGCACCAGTCTCTCAATTCCTATCGGCAACGCATAAAACTTGTTTCTTCCCTAATCCTGATGGATTGGCTGAATGGAAACAACAGATTGCAGCCGGTAAATTACCTTATTTCCCTGGCAAATATGAAGTCGTAAAGACTAAACCATTTCGTGTGAAGAAGGATGGTAAAGTATTGCCATTGGTTCATACTGATATGCGAGTATTGGTAATGGTTGACCCTGATACAGGCGAAGCTATTGAATCTGCATTGGCTATTGCTAATCAGATCATTGATGCAATGATGGAAAAGGCTGAAATTAGTGAGACGGTTATTACGCCTAACACTGATACAACAGTAGTTCCGACAGTTGCAGTTCCAGGAGTACCGGTATTAAACACCGTTACAGGTGGTTGGGAAATAAATGGAGTGCCAATTGGCTAAAAAGGATTAGAGTAATATGGTATTGTTCGAAAATTACGTACTTGATTGTAGCGTTAGGATCAACATACTGTATTACTCTTTGTTCTTTATGAGAATTGTAGTGATTATCTATTCATAACGCGAAAAAGTTTGTATAAATTGATGCGAATGAGGGAGAGGGAGAGAGTCTTAATCATGCCCCCATTGATAGATTTTACAATCCCTAAATTTACCAACACTGGCTAATTATATAGCCTTTAATGCGTAAAAAGTCTAACATTGAGCAATTAGTCAAATATATGAGTTCGAGGGTCTGAAAGTACCCTAAAGACTGCCTAATACGCATTTTAAGCTGATTTAAGCAACTTACTATTATTAACCATACATTATATCAAATAATGAAAAGACAGAAAGCAATACCTAGAATAATGTCTGACGGAATACAAGCACGTGTCGGAATGATAATTATGAGTGTAGACAAAGGATTGGCTGTAATTAGAAGAACCAGAGTTACCAATTCGAATATACTGATATCTCCATTAAGTGGCTTGGGATGGAGCAATTCAAATGGGATGCATAAAACATATCCAAAAGAAAATGGACTATGGCACGAAGAAGTATCCGAAGTAAGAAAAGCCACAAAAGAAGAACGTAAAAACTACTGGGAATTAAAACACAAAGCCCTGTTTGGCGGCATAAAATAGTCAGACGCAACAAAAAACTATATGAAGCGTCATATTAAGTTTGTCTTATAAACTAAGACTAAATCGTAGAAAGGGGAAGATATAAGACCAGAAATAGGCTGAATTAAATAGTACTGGCAATAAAGTCTTTC